AACGTAGCCTGATATGTCTGAGCGCAACCTGCTCCCAGGTATCGGTTTCGTCGGTGAGACGAAGCCAGGGGAGAACGTCTTTGCGCCGGGCGCGGGGACTGTTACCAGTTCGACACTGACCCTCTACTGGGCAGTCGTGCCGACCGCGCTAGCGGACTACACGAATGACGACACCGGCGCGGCACGAATCCGGACCGGGAAAGATGATACTGGGGCCGCGCTAGAAGCCGGGACCTTCGGGTCGATAATCGCGCCCCTTCTCCCTCTTGGTGCGAACACGGTAGACGCGCTGCTACCGCCGACGACGCAACTCGATCCGGGCACCAGCTACGTCATCGCCTGGACGATCTGGGACGGCAGCGCTTACGGCGGGGATACTACTACCAAGGTAGTCAAGTCCGCAGCCTTTGACACTGCGTCTACCGGCGCAAACGTCCCAGCATCGCAGGCCGAGACGGCTACCGCAGTTGACTCGCCAGCGGCGACGCTCGTCACATCGGCGGCGCGTGTCGAGACTGCGGCCGCGACGGACACGCCGGTTCGGATGCAGTACATCCGGCCAGACGGCGTGGCGCAAGCCCCGCAGAACGCATCGGGCACCTGGGCGGACATAGATGAAGTCGTAGCGAGCGACTCAGACTATATCCTAGGGGCGAACGGGTCCAGTTTCCACTACTTCGCAACCTTCACTAGCCCACCGGAAGGTACGCCGGTATCTGGGACTTGTAGGGTACGCTACCGGGTAGTACGGGCGAGCAGTGTCGGACCAACCATCCCGGCTTCGGGTGGCGCAGCTTTCAACTTTTCTGCGTATCTGTACGAAGGGACTACTCTTCGAGCGGCGGGGACGGCTTCGGCTATCCCAACAGATGGTTCGTGGGTAGACTGGGCGTACGTGTTCAATACTAGTCTGATTACAGACTGGAGCAACGTACGCTTATCTTTCACGTGTACTTCCCCAACGGGGTACACAATAGCTCTTACCTGGGCAGAAATCGAAATCCCAGGCAGCAGTGGGATACCTGTTCTATCTAACCCTGGCGCGATTGACATACTGGCGCTGAGCGCCCGCCCGCAAGTAACCGTGACGTACTAGGATCCACCATGCGTATCACAGCAGACCGAGTCCTCGAAACCAGCACTTCCACTGGTACCACAGCACTGACGCTGGCCGGTGCGGTCACTGGTTACCGAACCTTTGGGTCAGCGTGCGCGAACAACGACACCTGCTACTACTCGATCTGGGCCGTGGACGCTGCGGGCAACCCGACCGGCCAGTGGGAAACAGGGCTGGGCACCTGGGCGACCGGCGGCACGTTGACTCGCACAAGCGTCCATGCCAGTTCCAGTGCGGGCGCGGCTGTGGATTTTGCCGCCGGCACCAAGCGGGTCGCGATGACCGCCGTCGCCAAGTCTTTCCCGTACGACGATGGTGTCTACGAGATGCCAGACCCAGGAACCGCCACGCAGAATACCTCGGCGCTACTGGCCGCGTTGCAATCCGGCAAAGGTGTGGTGCAGTTCCAGGCTGGCGAGTATGTCTTCAACGGCGCTGTGACCAACACCATTGTCGGGCGCACGATTCGTGGACGAGGCGCGGCACGCACCACGCTGAAGATGGAAGCCAGCCACACGGTTGACTTCCTGTTCGTGTCGAGCGCTGGCGCCTCAGGCACAATAATCGAGGAGTTGACCTTCGATGGCAACTGCCCCAACAGCACCAACATCTACTGCGGATTGCTGAAGGCCGACCAGAGCACGATCACAAACAAGTTCACATTACGTGACTGCAAGTTCACGAACATCCGCCTGTACCTGATCCGGCTGTGGCCCGGTTCGACTGACTTCATCATGGATCGGTGCCGGATCGAAGACGTTGAAGACTGGATGATCGAGGCGACACCCTGGTACCGGGGAACTATCCGGGACTGCGTGTTCTTCAACTACTCGATGGACCCAACGTATAGCTCATCCACCGGCTGCATCTTGGTGATGCAAGGCGGCAGCGATGGCTGGATCATCGAGGGCAACCAGTTCTACCCGCATGTCACGAATGGATACTTCGCCATCGAGTCGGTGTGGGATGGCGAGACCCCTGTGCGCGGGATGGTGTTCGCCAACAACGTGCTGGACGCACGCAACGCGCTGAACGGCAACAACGCAGGTACTGGGGTCAGCGGATGCTTCGAGGGGTGCACGTTCACTGGCAATGTCTGGAAGAACGGCGCCGGATCAGCTCACGTTTGCGGGCTTGAAGTTGTCGGTCGACGCAATACAGTCACAGGCAATACGATCCACAACGGTCAGTTCGCTTTTGGGAGCACCGCAAAGATAGTAGGCGACCCCAAGGGGGCTGTGGTCAGCGGCAATACGTTCATCCAGAATAGAACAGTGGCGTATCCGGCCGAAGCGATGCGCCAGTCTGACTCGATACGGCTATACAACGCTGTTGGCGTGCTGGTAGAAGGCAACTCGTTTTGGTACGAGCAGGGCCACATGGACGGAGGCAACTGCATCAACGTCGAGGGCTCGACGGCGGACCTTCTGACGATCCGCAACAACGTGTTCCAGCAGCACGCCATGACCAACAACACGGTTGGCATTAAGGTAGATACGACGGTGTCTGTCTCCGGCGTCATCATCGAGGGCAACACCTTCGACAAGCTGTATCGAGGTATCAACCTGGACATGACCGGCGCGTCTGAAGTCCACGTCAAGAGAAACTACTTCTACGACTGCGACTTGGACCTCAACGAGTCTGGCGGCAAGTCCATCAAGTCTGGAAACATCACAAGCCAGTTCGTAGATTCGGAGGTGAATGCAGAAGACTACGGAGTGTTCGGTGACGGTGGAGACTACACGACGCAGTTGCAAGCGGCCATTGATGCGCTCGATGTGCTGGTAGATGTCAATGGTGTCGGGCAGCGCACTCTCGCTCTACCTTCCGGCACTGTCGTCATTTCCAGCACGATCACGCTAAAAGCCGTCAACATTGTCAGTGCGTCTCGTGTGCCGAACGGCGGCACCAGGGTTATCTGGAACGGAACAGCCGGCGGCACGATGTTCCAGGCTCATGCTTCGGACTTCAATAGCTCCTTCTGGCTGTTGGAGGGCATTAACTTCCGCTCCGGCACAACAGATCCTGGCGTCATGCTCGACCTGAGCACCGCTGCCGGATATGTGGACGCCTTCTGCCGGGTGCGCGAGTGTCACTTCAACGACTGCACAAGTCACGCCATCAAGGTCGGTGGCTGGATCAACGCGCACTGGGAGCACCTGCGGTTTGACCACGTCGGCGGGTTCGCTGTGCTACTGACTGTGCCGAACTCGTCCTTGAGCCTGTCCACGTTCAGCATTGACGGCTTCACCTACGACCACAACCGCTCGACCGAGAAGGGTTGGGGCGTCATCGGCGTAAACAACGCTGCTCTCGCATCGAACGTCGGTTCAATCGAGTTGTCGAACGGCCGCATTGAAGTCAACGCCACATGGGACACGCGAGTCGCGGCTGGGACTCTTGGTGCTGCCCGTGCAGTTTTCTCCGAGTCAAGCGGAGGTACGGGCACGACGCGCAGCATCGGGTGGAAGCTGCGCAACGTCACCTACAGCGATGCCTCCGGCATGTCGGACGATGGCATCGTGTTCCGAAACACCAGTGCCGCGAGCAGTGACTATGCCGTGTCCTTGTCCTACGATAATGTGCGCACCGCCAACTTGTCCGCGGTTTTCACCGGGGCTGTCGGCACCCGGCTGGCTGGCGTGCCAACTAACGCTCTGGCCGGCATTGGGTCCATCAACCCAGCCGCATCGAACTCCGCCTTCGTCGGGTATGGGGCGGGCAACATCATCAGCGGCGGGAACGGGTCGCCGGAGAGCGTGGTCACTGCGTCACGTGGCTCGATATACATGCGCTACGACGGCGGAGCCGGGACGACCATGTATGTGAAAGAAACTGGCGACAACACTAACACCGGGTGGTATAAGGTGACCACTACCGCTGCCTAACGTGACCCCGTGATATGACTGACACCCTCGGCGGCGCACCCCTCGGCTCGGGCGACAACCCGACCGAGAATGAGCGTCTGTACGTCGTCATCTACCCGGCGGCGAAGGCCGCTCCGGCCAACGACGCAACGGGGCGTGCGCAGGTCAAGGCTGGGCAGGCTGGGGACAGCACCCCGGCAACCTGGGCGGGGTCCGTACTATCACCACTGACGACTGCGAGCCCGTTCAACTGGCCCGAGATCGCCGCGACGCTGACGACGGAAACGTCGTACAAGATAACGTTCCTATGGGATCGAGCGGGTACTGCATACTCAAATGTCAGCACAGGCACGTTCGCTACTGGTAGCCTAGTCGCCGAAAGCGCCTCCGCCGTTGCGACGGCGAGCGCGACATTCATCGCCACTGCGGCGCGGGCGGAAGCGGCCTCGGCCACAGACGCAAGCGACGGCACTACTGCCACCGTAGTCACTGGTGCGCAAGCGGAGTCTACCACTGCCGCCAGCACGCAGTCCGCCACCGCCGCTATGGTGGCGGCGCGAGTGGAAGCATCCTCGGCGGTGGACACCGTTACTGGGGATACTTCGTCGGCGTTGTCCGATTCGTGCAACGAGTCCACGGCGGCGGCAAGTACCCAGTCCGCCACGGTGGTGACGGCGGCGGCGCGGGTAGAAGCGGCCTCGGCAACGGATACGCCAGCCGCCGGCAATGCCACTGCTGCGGCTCGGGTAGAAGCAGCCTCGGCAACGGACGCGCCTGCGGCGACTAAGGCGACGACCGGCGCGCAGGCAGAAACCGCTGGCGCAGCAGATGCCACTGCGGCGGGCAACGCGACTACAGGAGCACAGACCGAATCTGCTACGCTTGCCAGCGTGCAGGACGCAACAATCCCGCTGCCAAATGCACCGGTGCTGTCGTCTGCCACGGCGACAGATATCTTGACAACCAGTGCGCGTCCGCGCGTAACCGTGACGTTCGCCTGATATGACCATCGTCACTCTTAACCCAGGCACTACATCCTGGCAGGTCCCTGCCGGGGTTTCGTCGCTGAAGGTCACTTGCATAGGCCCCGGTGGTGGCGGTGGGACGCGTACTACAACAGGCGTGGGCGGCGGCGCCGGCGGTGGCGCAGTTTCTATCGTTACGGCACTGGCTGTCACGCCAGGACAGACCGTATATACCAGCATGCCCCTTGGGGGCACTCCGGGCACGACGGCGGGACCCTGCTGGCTGAACAAGACTGCGAACAGCGCACCCTTGATCACAACAGACGGGGCACTGGCGAATGCTGGCACTTCCGTACCTTCAAACTCCGCTAATGGAACCGCTGGTGGGATCACTACCAGCGGGGTAGGGAATTCGAAGTACGCGGGCGGCGCTGGCGGCACGGGCGCCACGAACGGCGGCGGGGGCGGTTCTGGCGCTGCGTCCAATGCCACCGGCAACGCGGGTGCTGAAACTACCCCTGGCGCCGCAACGGATATCAGCGGCGCAGGTGGTGCCGGTGCTTCCGCAACTAACACCAACGGGTCCGCGGGGTCGACCCCTGGCGGGGGTGGTGGCGGCGCCCGTAGAACAAATAGCACGCGAACCGGCGGAACCGGTGGCGCGGCTCAGATCATTATCGAGTACGAGGAATCGACCCCTGGTGCTGGGGTAGAAACCGCTTCAGCCACGGACACATCCGACGCTTCTGAAACGACGACCGCAGCTCAGACTGAAACATCGAGCCCGGCGGACACCCCAGCCGGCGGCAACGCGACCTCAGCGGCGCGGGTTGAGTCCACAGCGGCGACAGATGCGTCAGACCGTGGCTTGCTGGCGAGCGTAGCGAGCGCAGAAACTACGTCGTCGACCAGCACGCAAGAAGGCGTGAAGACTATCGGCGGCATTGCTGCGGAATCGACAGCCGCAACGCACGCTCAGTCCGCCACGATGACGACGGCAGCGGCCCGCGTCGAGTCAACTACTTCCACAGACACGCCCGCTGGCGGCAATGCAACGGCAGCGGCCCGGGTCGAGTCCTCTAGCCCGGCAGACACGCCTGCGTCGAGCCGCCTGACTACGTCAGCACGTGTCGAGTCAACTACTTCTACGGACTCGGGCTCGTCAGGGAACGCGGCATCAGCGGCCCGCGTCGAGTCCTCTAGCCCGGCAGACACGCCCTCTGGCGGCAATGCAACGGCAGCGGCCCGCGTCGAGTCATCAACTCTGGCGGACACACCCGCTGGCGGCAACGCGACATCAGCGGCCCGGGTCGAGTCCTCTACGTTAACGGACGCGGGCTCGTCTGGGGTGGTGACGGCAGCGGCGCTAGCCGAGTCTACAAGCGCCAGCAGCGCGCAGGACGGGGATACTGGGGCAGGGGGCGCGCTGCTGTACTGCGTCATCTACGACGTAGCGAAGACTGCGCCAGCGAACAACGACACTGGCCGCGCCCAGATCAAAGCGGGGCTGGATGGGGACGGTGACGCCGCCATCTGGGCCGGAAACACTACCGCTCCAGAGGTCACGACTGCGCCGTTCGATTGGCCCAGTCTGGCCGAAGGACTGCCGGATGACACGACGTTCGGCATTTCGTTCCTGTGGGACCAAGATGACCTAGTCTATTCAAACGTCGATACTGGGACGTTTGCGACTGAGTCTGCCGGTACCGAGTACAGTGACTCTAGGGCTGAGTCTACAAGCCCAACTGAAACCGCTTCCGCTGCCAACACAACCGCAGTGGCGCGGGCGGAAACTACCAGCCCGGCAGACGCGCCCGCTGCCACTGCCGCTATGGTGGCGGCGCAGGCTGAGACCGCTTCGGCGCTGGACAATACCGACGCCAGCGAATCTTCAGCGCTTTCAGACTCGCGCAACGAGACCACGACGCCGACGCACGTGCAGTCTGCCACCCTGGCCGCAGTCGGCGTACAGGCAGAGACTACTACCGCCACAAGCACGCAATCCGTCACCTGGGTGACCAGCGCGGCGCGGGTCGAGACAGCGTCTGCGACTGATACCAGCAACGGCAGTGTCTCCTCCGCGCTGTCGGACTCGGTCGCAGAATACGGAACTGCGGACCACGCTCAGTCAGTCTTGATGGCCGGCGTGGCAGCGCAGGCTGAAACCGCTGCGGCCGCGAGTGCGCAGAATGCCACCTGGGCGACCAGTGCGGCGCGTGCTGAAACGACTTCGCCAGTTGAGACGGTTACGGGCGCGGTCTTTTCGTCGCTCGCGGATACGAGGAGCGAGTCTGCATCCCTGTCACACGCGCAGGCTGCGACCCTGGCAACGTCGGCAGCGAGTGTAGAGGCTACTTCTCCGCTCGATTCAGTGTCCAGCACGTACGCGACTGCTGCGGCGCGAGCTGAGACAGCAACGGCGCTTGACTCATCCAACGCGACCTGGGGCACAACATCCGCCAGGGTAGAAACTGCTGCGGCTACGGACTCGTCTGCCGTCGACTCAGACTATGGCCGTACGGCGCTGGAATCGACTAGTGCTACGGACACCAGTGCGGCCTCCGCGGCGTGGGCGGCTCGCAATGTCGCGGAGACGGCTTCGGCTGCCTCTGTGCAGGCGGCTACGGTCACGACGTCAGCGGCGCTCGTTGAGACTACTACCGCAGCTTCTACGCAGGCTGCGCTGTTCGAAGAACTGCGGCTGGCGTCGCGGCATGAGTCTACCAGTCCGACGGACACATCGAACTCTGCATTCGGTCAACGCATCGGGGCGGGTGCCGAGTCAACCAGTCCTACGCACACACAGTCTGCACTGGGCGTGCATGTTGCGGCGATAGCAGAATCTGCGCCGCTTGTCTCTGTGCAAGACTGGACAGCCGGGGCTTCTGCTGCCGCTCGCGTTGAGACTGCAACCCTTGCACACGCACAGTCCGCATCCGTAGCGGCTGTGGGCGCGCGTACAGAGTCGGCTACGGCTACTGCCACGGCCTCCGCCAGCGCAACGGTGGTGTTCGCCGCAGCGGCAGTGGCGGAGGTCGCTTCCGCTACGTCCACGACGAACTCGCTGACCTTCTCAGACCTGCTGGATGGGGTGCTCGAGACGGTTGACGCGGTTGACGCATCGAGCGTTTCGGGTTCTTGGGTCGCCGCGCAGGCCGAGTCTGGTTCTTTGCTCGCGCAACAGAACGGTGATATAACGCTGCACGGGGCAGCAAAGGCGGAAGTCGCTGCGGCGGTAGACTCATCTAGCGCAGACACTGTGTCTTCGCCTCGGTGGTTCATCGTCCCGTCCAGCGACCGCACCTACGTTGTCCCTGCTAGTGAACGCACTCATGTCGTTTCTGCCAGTGACCGGGTCTTCGTAGCATCGGCCGCAGACCGCACAGCTTCCTCGTAACTAGGGCTTTCCAAATGGCTACCGACAAGTTCAGACTCAAGGGCAACAAGTACGTGATCGAGAAGGATCCGAATGCTGTCCTCGATTACACGGTGGACTTCACAGCGTTCCTGGCGCCAGTCAGCGACGAGATCGCAGACCTGGAAATTATCGTGTCTGGCGGGCTGGTGGTTGACTCGTTCAGCTTCACGGCCACGCACGCTATCGCATGGCTGTCGGCCGGCGACCTGACGGTCGAAGGGGCGTACGCCTCCGCCACGTACCGCATCACAACGACCAATACCCCGCCACGTATCGAGGACCGCACCGTGTGGTTCGACATCAAAGAACGCTAGGGTCTGTACGCGCCTGGTCTTCTATGGTACATTTCTGCAACTTGTGAATAGGCGAGCCGCCATGCAACCACAGATCGTCTACAAAGCCTCCGATATCCAGAAGCTGCCCGATGGGACGTACGAGTACGTGGCTTCGGACGAGACGGTCGACCGCTACGGTGACGTCATCCGGGTTTCCGGCTGGGAGCTGAAGAACTACAAGGCGAACCCGGTGATCCTGTTCGCCCACCAGAAAGACAACCCCGTCGGCCTCGCGACCAAGGTTTGGACCGAGAGCCAGAAGCTGATGGTGCGCATCAAGATGGCCGAGGAAGGTACCTCGCCGTTCATCGACACGCTGCGCAAGCTGATGGATCAGAAAATCGTGCGTGCTGTGAGCGTGGGCTTTCTGCCCACCAAGCAACCGAACTACATTCGTGACGAGAAGAACGACATGATCACCGGCGTCGAGTACGTCGGCCAAGAGCTTCTCGAGAATTCTTTGGTCACCGTGCCCGCCAATCCGATGGCGTTGCAGACGGCCAAGGCGATGGGTATTTCCGAACAGCACTTGCAGCGGGTGTTCAGCCCGCTCCGGGCACCGAGCGCGATGGCTCACCTTGCCCGCCAACGTGCTGTCTTGGAGATGACAAGGCTCGGCGCTTCGAGCAACAAGTGAACTGACTGTTTCAACAATCTGGAGAATACGCAATGAAGACGATCCAAGAACGGCTCGAAGCGATGCAGCGTCAGCGTGAAGCTGCCGTCGCCGCGATGCAGGCCATCTTCGACAAGGCTGCCGCTGAAGAGCGCACCTTCGACGGTGCCGAGCAGACCGAGTTCGACAAGCAGAAGGACATCATCAAGAGTCTCGACGGCCAAATCGAGAACGTGAACGTGCTGGCTCGCGCCAGCCTGGGTGGTGTCCGCACCACGCAGTCCGCCGCTGGCGTCGGTGCCGGCGCCGAGGGCGTGAATGTGCAGGCAGGCATGGGTTCGGTGGACATCGGCAACCCCGCCAAGATCACCGTGCACCGTTCGCTGCCGAAGGGCACCGCGTTCACCCGGTACGCCATGGCTCTGGCTGCGTCCAAGGGCAACATCATGGGCGCCGCGGAAGTCGCCAAGCAGCGCTGGGGCACGACCTCGCCTGAGATCGAGCAGATCCTGCGTGCTGCGGTCGCCGCCGGTACCACGACGGACACGAACTGGGCGAAGCCCCTGGCTCCGTACCAGGACATGCAGAACGAGATGATCGAACTGCTGCGCCCGCTGACCATCATCGGCCGCATGACCGGGTTCCGCAACATCCCGTTCAATGTCCGCATGCCGCGCCAGACCTCTGGCTCGACGGTCGGTTGGGTCGGGCAGGCTGCTCCGAAGCCGGTGACCAAGCTGGCATTCGACACGGTGTCTGTCCCGCACGCGAAGATCGCTGCGATCATCGCCATCACGGACGAACTGGCCCGCCTGTCTACCCCGTCGGCGGAAGCCACGGTGCGTCAAGACCTGCTGGACACCATCGCGCAATTCATGGACGTCCAGTTCATCGACCCGACCATCGCGGCTTCGGCGGATGTGTCGCCGGGCGCCGTGACGAACGGCATCACCGGTGTGGATGCGACGGGTGCGACGGTGGCGGCGGTGACGACGGACCTGAACGCTGCGCTGACCGCGTTGGCAGTGGCGAACATCGGGATGCGTGCCCCGTACTGGGTGATGCACAACCGGGCGTTCAACTTCCTGCGCACTCTGCGCACCGCGCAAGACATCTACGCATTCCGCGATGAGCTGAACGCTGGGCGTCTGCTGGGCTACCCGGTGATCGCGTCGAACAACGTCCCGTTGCGCGACCAGAACGCTGGTGGCGGGACCGAAGGCTACATCGTGCTGATGGACGCTGCCGAAGTCTTCATGGCGGACGACGGCGAGACGATGCTGGATGTGTCGCGTGAAGCTTCGCTGCAGATGGACACGGCCCCGTCGGCGGGAGCGCAGTCGCTGGTCAGCCTGTGGCAGAACAACCTCGTCGGCATCCGCGCCGAACGGTATGTCTACTGGCAGCGCCGCCGCGATGCGGCGGTGTACCTCATCGACATGGTGACCTACTGATCGCCTGAGTTCGTATGGGTAGGAAAGGGGCTCCGGCCCCTTTCCTTGTGTGTAGTGCAGTCACATACAGGAATCGAGTAGACCATGGGCGTTCTGATGGAAGCACTCGGGTACCAGAATTACGGCGGCAAGTGGTATGTCCGCGGGGAGCAGATCCTAGTGGACAACGACGGGGACGCCGCGGACATGGTCGCCTTGCATCTGGCAAAGCGCGTCCCGAAGCCGAAGCAGCCCCCGAAGGAAGATCGCAGCATGACTGCCGAGACCGAAGACTCGGCCATGGCGGAAGTCGACACTGCCAAGGACACCAAGAAGGACACAGTCCCTGCGCCGAAGCGTGGGCAGTACCTTCATCGTGCGGCACGCAACCGCTAACCCCTCACTGAGAGGCTGGCATGGCCGCGCCTAAGAAAATTCAAGGGTTGACAAAGAGCTACCTGCCGGTGCTCGTTCAGTCCTTTTTCTCTTCGCTATGGGGTGGCGCTGGCGTCGCTCCGCGTGAGACTTACGCCGGCGAATGGCAGAACAGCAGCCGCGAGTCCGGGGGCGCTCAGCGAAAGAGCCCGCTCTCGCACAGCGCGGTCTACACCTGCATCAACAATATCGGGTCGGACATTTCGAAGCTGCCGCTTCGCGTGATGCGGCCCCGCGCTACCGGCGAGGGGCGCGAGCCCCACGTGAACCACCCGCTGACGCGGTTGTTCACGAAGCCGAACAACTACCAGACCAGCCTGCAATTCTTGCAGCACTACCTCGGCTCGAAACTCTGGACAGGCAACGCGTACACCATCTTGTTCCGCGATGCGCGAGGCGTGCCGGAGTCGATGCACGCCCTGGACCCGACGACGGTGACGCCTGCTGTCACAGAAGAAGGCTCCGTGTGGTATCACGTGAAGGCCGACCGGCTGAACAGGCTGACTGAAGACCTGTACATCCCAGCCCGCGACATCATTCACGACCGGGCCATCACGCTTTTCCACCCACTCATCGGGGTCAGCCCGCTGTACGCCGCTGCGGTCAGCGCATCCATCGGCAACAGCATCTCCGCGAACTCGGACCAGTTTTTCCAGAACATGAGTCGTGCCAGCGGCACGCTGACTGCTCCTGGGGAGATACCGCCGCCGACAGCCGACCGGCTCAAAAGAGAGTGGGACGGCAACTATTCTGGTCTCGGCTTCGGCAAGGTGGCGGTGCTTGGCAGCGGGCTCGAATGGAAGCCGCTGACGATCAACGCAGCTGATGCGCAGCTGATCGAGCAACTGCGGTTCACTGTTGAGGACATCGGTCGGGTCTATCGGGTGCCATCATTCATGCTGGGCGAGACCAAGCTGACCTACCGCAACAGTGAGCAACTGGCGCGCATGTACTACCAAGGGTGTCTGTCCTACCACATCGAAGCGTTGGAGCAGTGCTTCAACCAGAAATTCGAAGTGAGCGGCGGCGTCGAGATCGAGTTCGACTTGTCGCCCCTGTTCCGCCTCGAGACGGATCTGCGGTACGACACCCACTCCAAGGCGCTCAACGCCGGTATCAAGTCGATCAACGAAGTTCGGGCGGATGAAGACCTGCCGCCGGTCAAGGGCGGCGAGGAGCCGCGCCTGCAGATGCAGTACGTACCGCTGAGCACGATCAACGCTGCGGCTGCGGCTGCGATGGGGGCCAAGCCACCGGGCACCCCTGCGGCACCCGCCCCAGCACCCGAGCCGGAAGATGACGACGAGGAAGACGAGGATGAAACCGTGGAAGACGCTACCGAGGACTACATTGCGCGGGTGCACGCAAAGATCCTTTCGGCTGCGACCACACAAGCGGGGGCATGAGCGTGGATAAGAACGTAGTCATGATGGCGGAACAGGTTGGGCTGTTCCTGGCCCCAACGCTTCGGAGTATCGTCGGCACTTTGTTCACGGAAGCGGTCGGCGGGCTTCTCGGCAAGATGGCCGAACTGCAATCGACCACCGAGAAGTTGCGCGCTGACATGGAAGTGCGCAACGCCGCAGTGGATGCTGCCGCTGCTGAGCTGCGGGGTGTGTGCGCCGCGCAGGATGTGAAGATCGCGGACCTTGCGAAGTACGCGGATTCGATGCTGGCGACAAAGGCTGACCTTGGCGACTCGCAAGAAGCCTGGGGCCGCGCCGTGGCGAAGACCAACTCCGATGTGGAAGCCGCGCAGGAAGCGTGTCGTGAGACTCGCGCCGCTAGCGAACAGCAGGTCTCCGCCATCAAGGACACGCTGCGCGACCTGACGAACGACCACGGCGCGCAACTGGTCGCCGTCCACCGCACGCTGGGGCCGTTGTCCGCCAGCGTCGAGACGTTGCGGCAGACCCTGGATTCGGCTGTTGCCAAGCAGAGCGAAGACGTCGAGTTCCTCGTCACTGCGGACCACAAACTTCGCGAAGAACTCACGTCGTGCGTTGTGAAGATGCGCGAAGCGTATCAGCTCGCGATGGACACCATGGCGGAAACTAGCAAGCTGACGGATATCGGCCGCGGACTCGCCGCCCGTATCGACTCGGCTGCGGATCGGGTCGGCGCTACGGAAAAGGTGTGTGACGTTATCGCTGCTGATCTCAGCGGCACCTTAGCCCGATTGGCCGGGCTCGAGATGGCGATGGACGATACCCGCAAAGTGCTTGCTGAGGGAATCGAGGAGCGCGTCGCGCTGAAGCAGACCGCATATAGCGTGCAAGAATTCGCGCAGACCCTGCAATCGTCGCTGGTGGAGTTGCAAAATGCCGAGCCGCGAACGGTGACGATCAAGTCCGAGCCCGACCCTGCGCTCATTGACGCCGCGATTGCCGAGGCGGTCAAGGGTATCAAGGTGCCGGTGCCAGACATGCGGGCGCTAGCGGACGAAGCCCGCACTGTCGCTATCGAAGAAGTCAACACCCTCGTACCCAATGTGCGGGAGGCTCTCGCTGCCAATGTGCGTGACGAAGTGTCGCGGGCGGTCGCTGCGCTGCCCGTACCCAAGGACGGCAAAGACGGCGAGCCCGGTCCCGCTGGGCAGATGGGCGCCGTCGAGCCCTTCATCGAGGGGTGCATCTACGAACGGCTGGCGCTGGTTTCGCACGCTGGGGGTGCGTGGCAGGCCACCCGGCGCACAAAAGCCGCGCCAGCGCCCCGCTCGCCCGACTGGCAGGCTATTGCGGCGGGGGTTTCGAGCGTGGCAGTGCACGCCACAAACAACCTGCGGTCCGTCGAAGTGATCGCAGCGCTGACGAACGGCGACGAAGTGCGCTCCGCCATCGAAGTGCCGGCCATGGTCTACCGTGACGTCTACTCATCGGAGGCGGCGTACGACCCCGCGGATGTGGTGACCTATGCTGGCTCGATGTGGATCGCGTTGAAAGAAACCACCGGTGAGCAACCGTCAAAGTCTCCTGAGGCGTGGCGGTTGGTGGTCAAGCGCGGGCAGGAAGGCAAGGACGGCAAGGACGGCGCCCATGGGGTGCAGTTCCAGGCTGGCTTCGAAGGCGAGTACGAAGAGAACAGGTCCTACTCGAAGAATACCATCGTCACATACGCCAGTTCTATCTGGATGTCGAAGCGCGCCACCAAGGAGCGCCCGCCGTATATGTCCAACCAGGACAACGAACACTGGCTGCGCTTGAGGTAATCCATGCTTGTTCAAATCGACACGTTGAAAGAGATCCTGGGTCTACCGCTTTCGGCTGACCCGGCAATCGACCCCGTTCTCGAGCGGTCGAGCTTGACCGCGCAGATGCTGGTCGAGGCGTACATCCGCACGCCTATCGAGCAAGACCCTGCGTCACCCAAGACGTACGCGCGGTTCCAGTTGTCGAACTTCAGGCTGGTGCGCTTGCCCGAGTACCCGGCAGCGCTCGTCTCGGTGAAAGTGGACGATGTGGTGCTTCCCACCACGGAGTACACGTTCGACACCAAGACCGCGATCTTGATGTTCATGTCTCAGCGGTATTCGGTGGCGAAGCTCGAGATCAAGTACATGCCCGGGTTCACCGCTGACACGACGCCCGCCGACTTGGCCGGGGTCATCTCAAATATCGCCATTGCCATCTACGAGAACGGGGGCAAGATTGCTGCCGCCAGTTCGTCGGGTGCGTTGAAGAGCATGACCATGTTCGACGCCATGAGCATGTCCTTCGAAACGGGCAGCGGCGCGACGTCTGCTTCCAGCGGGCCAGAAGCGATGGTCGGCCAGTGGGCCTTCGTTCTGGACTACTACAAGGTCGACAAGTACGTGATGGGGTCGCAATGACTGTTACGTTTCCATCCGGTATCCCTGCCATGGCTGAAGACGTCTGGGGCAGTTCTATCGTTGCGTTCGGCCGCGAAGTCACGCTCAAGTCGAACGACGGGGTTACGCCCGATATCACCTGCAAGGCATTCTGCAAGCGGCCGAAGATCCTGGGTCTGTTCGACCGTACGGAACAGTCCTACGACCAGACGCGGTACATGGTGATGGTACGCGCCAGCGACTTGCCGGCCGAAGGCCCGCAGAAGTTTGACCGAGTGCGTTGGAACAGCCAAGACCATGCCGTACTCAGCGTCACCGAGATCGACCTGGGTACCGGGGTCTTCGGGTACCGCTTGCTTGTGAAGGGCTGACCCATGTCTTCGCGTGCAGTGCGCCAGTGGTTCAGGACGTTCGTGCCTGCTGCGGTGCCCTCGGTGCCGTACCTCGAGACGATCAACTCGATGCCGAATCCGCAGAACATGCCAGACCTGTGGACGACGTTGGAGTTCGCCAACGCGTCCGAGGAGCGGCTGACCATCGGCGCGAACCCGATTTTCCGCGAATACGGCATGGTGAATATCATCGTGCTGGGCCTGTCGGGCCGGGGTGATGGCGACCCGATGGATGCCGCAGAACTCTATCGTGCCGCGCTGCAAGGCATCGCGGTGCAGATCCCCGTGGGGGCGCAGTTTGGCGATCTGCGAATCGACGCCGCCGAGCCGCCCAACACCGACGCCACTGAGAGTGGCAATTGGTTCTTGGCTAGCGTATCATGCTCTTACACATTGGATGTGGCGAGGGTGGCGTGAGTCCTGGAAAGTAGCGGCCTTACTACATAGGCTTTCAACACTTGCATAGCGAGGTCCTCAAATGACTGTTATTTCCGCAGACGTCTTCCAGCTTGGTGCTGTCCGTGAAACCGGTGCGCCGCCTGTCACCCCGAGCAACCCGGCATTCATGCTGGCTCGCTTGTCCAGCGAGTCGCTGAACTTCCAGCCGACGACCATCATCTCGCCGGAGCTCGACCCCAGCGGTCAGGTGCGGGACTCGATCCTGACTGGCGCACGCACGACGGGCGCAATCGAGATGCCCGTGTCGCGGCATCCGTTCTTCGATGACGCACTGGCGGCTGTGCTGCGTGGCACCTGGAGCGCGCATGTGCTCAAGGTTGGCAGCACGCTTGCGCTGTACACGCTCGAGAAGCGGTTCACGAACCCGGCGGGCGGCTTCATCTACCACCGCGTGAACGGCGCCGCAGTGGCGAGCGCTTCGATCAGCATCTCGCCGGGTCGCGAGATCACAGCCAGCGTGAACTACTCGGGCGGTACGATGGACTTCGTGGAATCTGCGATTGCAGGATCGACGTACCCGGACCCGGGCACGCGCCCGCTGTTCGCCGCGCCTGAAGTGTCGGAGATCACTGTCGCAGGGTCCACGAACGCGCTGTGCTTCAGCGACCTGTCGATGGAGTTCAACAGCAATGTGCGCGGGATCGAGTGCATCGGCACCCTCGGCTTCAAGGAGCAGGTGCTGGGCCGCTTCGAAGCGACGATCCGCGGAACCGCGTACTTCGTCAGCAACGACTTGCTGGACTATCTCGTCAACCAGAACGAGTTTGCCGCCACGATCACCATCGACGATTCCCAAGGCAACAAGTACGACTTCGACTTCCCGCGCTGCCGCATGACCTCTGGCGGGGCTGTGGCCGGCGGCACGAACCAGGACGTCGTGAGCAACATCGCCATGCAGGCTCTGTACGACCCGGTGACTCAAACCACGGTCACCATTACCCGCACGCAGGTTGCGTGATCATCCTCCAACTAGAGGCACTTGTGAAAAACCTTTACGAAGCATTCGGCACCGAGAAGACCTACGAGACGGAAGGCGTGACCCTGGACTTTGGCGTTGCCAAGTTCCGGGTCCGCCGGGCTGGCGGCAGCAACCGCAAGTTCCTCACAACTCTGTCGGCCAAGCTGCGGCCACACCGCCGCGCCCTGTCGGCCGGCACCATGGACGAAACCCTGGCCGAAGAAATGCAGATGGAGGTCTACTTCGAGACCGTGGTCATTGGCTGGGAGAACGTCAAGAATCGGGCAGGCGAGCCGCTGGAGTACAACCTGGCGAATTTCAAGCAGGTCATGAAAGATCTGCCGGACCTGTGGGCTACGCTTCGCGAAGAAGCCGACAACATGAAGAACTTCCAGGTCGATGCTGCGAAGGTCGACGGGGAGGACCTGGGAAAATCTTAGTCTGGTGGGTCGAGTGGGGGGACAAAGTTGCGTTCCTCCAAGCCATGGCAAAACGCGGGCACCCAGTGCCCGCTTTGCTGAATAGGCCGGATCTACCAGACTACTTGGCCGATGTGTTCACGTGCTACACGGACTTGGTCAACGACGGCGATATCCCCTGGACTAGCTTCGTACGATGGGCTGACGAGTATGACCTGCAAGACCGCGAGTATGCTTGGGAAGTAATCTGTAATGCGAAACGGACGGTAGACAAGTGGCAGTCCTCACGAGCACAGTCGCAAAGTCCAGGACCACGATCTACAAATCAGGTCGGGAAGAGATAACGTCGCGACTCGACACGTATATCCTCAAGGTTTTGCCGGAGGACATACTGACCGTGCTACGTGGCGTGGCGATGGACGAACTCGACGCGCAGATTACCAGTGGTAACCTCCCAACGCAGGTTCTGGTCGATGGGCGCTCGGTGGCGAAGCGCTCGATCCTGGAAGCCAAGCGCTCGGTCAGCCTTCGGTTCTCGGATGCGGCCATGGTGCTGCAAGCCATCCGCGACGTCTACCGCCTGCTGCTGCGCGTGACCCGCATCGAAGTGCCCCCGCAGAACACGATCATCGCTCGCCGGCATTTCTGGCTGTACAAGGACGGGGTTTCAATCGGCAAGCTGCCTGGGGCACTGGGCAAGCTCAACGAGAAGAACGTTGACTACAAGACTGTGCTGCGCGTGGTCGGCCCGCTGGTGAACTACGGCCGCAAGCTGTACTGGAACCCCATCGGCCGCGCCAAGGTCATGAACCTGCGTCAGGTGGTTTCGCCGTCGGGCCGCGAGATCTTCCGATACGACTCGCAGACCTCGCCCCGGTTCAACCCGTACCGCATGCGCACGCTCCGCAAGTTGGCGAACTCGCAGACGGGCAACCCTGCCGAGAACCTCAAGCGCATGCTGGCGAAGCGGCCGGGGTACGTGGAAGGTGCCGGGCAGATCGTCAAGCGCGTCATGCGTCGGGACAAGCGGTACGTCTCGCTGCACATCAGCGATGGCTGGGTGAGCTACCCGCCTGCCGGCTCCTGGGGCAAGAGCAGCCGCAACGACCGTGTCCCCAGCGTATCCGTCCAAATGGCGCGCAAGGGTGGCATTAAGATCGTTAAGATTCTCTAAGGAAGTGCGATGGCAACGACCGTAGCCGAAAAGATTATCCGCATCGACGTAGTGGCGTCGGCCAATGCGCAGCGCACGCTGAACGCTATGGCCGCGGACATGAAGAAGATCGAGGGTGCTGCGGCTACCATGCAGCGTTCTGTGAGCAGTGGGTTTGGTAACATCAGCGGGATGCTGGGGAAGCTAGCTGGTTTCCTGGGCGCGTTCGGCATTACCGCTGGCCTAGGTGCCGTGACCCGGGCCGTGATCGAAGCCGCGACTTCGTACCAAGTTCTCGAGGCGCGTATGTCTCTGGTGCTGGGTACCTACGAACGTGCAGAGAAAGCGACCGAGCGGATCGCAGCGATCTCCATCAAGACCGGCCGCGAACTTGACGGTGTGGCGAAGCTGTACGAGAAAGCGTCGCGCTCCGCCCAGCAGTTCGGTATCAGCGAGGGGCAGGTCGAGCAAATCACACTCGGCTTCTCGCAGTCGATCCGGCTATCCGGCGCGAGTACGCAGGAGGCTTACGCCGCACTGGTGCAGTTCGGGCAGGCACTGGCCTCCGGCCGGTTGCAGGGCGATGAGTTCCGTTCGCTGATGGAGAATAACGCCGTATTCATGTACGAGTTTGCAAAAGCCGCCGGGATCTCTGTGTCGGCTTTGCGCAAGATGGGTACCGAAGGGAAACTCAGTGCCAAGTTCCTGTTCGACACCATGGCGAAAGAAGGTGAAGATGGCCTGAACATGATGGAGCGGCTGAACAAGATGGCAGAGAGCGTGTCCCTCACGTTCGGCCAGTCTATGAACTCGCTGAAGAGCAGCCTGATTGAGTTGACCGGCGAGACCACCAAAGCGCTCTCCATGAAGTCGGAAGACAAGTACGGCATCTTTGGGCCGTGGATCCGTGGCATACAGGAGCTGACCAGCAAGACCCGCGAGATGATCATCGAGTCGCGAGCACTGGACGAAGGGTTCTTCGCTCGGTGGTGGCGGCTCGCGAAGTTGTGGGGCGGCTCAGACATGGGCAAGTTATCCCCTGGCGTCGGTGGCATCCTGGGGATGCTGGACGACAGCAACCAGCCTTTGTCCGTGCGGCTCGACAAGGCAGTATCTGAAGCCGAGAAGAAGCTGGAAGGTGCGAGGGCTCGGGTAGCTACAGAACAGGCTCGGTACAACAAGATGTACGGGGGTGAGACTTCCACCAAGCCTGGAAGTGACTCCGCTAAAGCCTTGGCAGTGCTGGCGGAACGCCGCATGCGCGTGGAAGAACTCGAAGAAGCGTATATCCGAGCCCGCAAGGTGCAATCGGACTTTTTGTATGGTGAGCGGAACACCACGACAGAAGGCACTACCAAGCCCGAGCCCGACGCCAAGGCGGAGAAGAAGCTCGCGAGTGCCCGCGAGACTCTGAAGGACTTTGTCGAAGCCAGGGAGCGTGAAGCCGAAGCGAACAAGCGTGTCGCTACCGGACAGGAAGAGGTTTCCCGCACGGCGAAACAACTGGTCGAGCTGGAAGGTAAGCTCAAAGAAGCACTGGTGGGTGGGAATAGCGAACTGGCGAAGCGCGGCCGGCTCGCCATCGAGCAGAATGAGTACTGGAAGAAGCAGATCGATGCGCAGGAAGAGTTTGTCAAGTCCGAAGAAAAGCTGCGCGAAGCCGAGAAGACGGACCTCGAGAAAGTGCAGCAGCAGATCCTGCGCGACCAGGAGTCTATCGACGCCTTGAACAACCGGACGCGAGCTACAGACGAACTCACCGATGCAATGCTGCGCAAGAATCGCGCCGATGCAGAGAACGAGATCCTGCACATGGATCCGAACACGCAGGGTGCGGGTTTCCGGCTCGACGCGTTGCGCGTCTATACAGCTGAGATTGACAAGGCACTCGCCAAGAAAGACGAGTTGATGGACCTGCGGGCTGACAAGAAGCAGCAGTCTGAACAGGCCAAGATCGACGCTGAGAATGAGAAGCGCATTGAGAACACTGCAGAGGAATTCAACCGCCGCATCAAGGACAGCATTCTCAAGGGTAGCGACGGTAAGACCATCGCGGAAGCGCTGAAGGACAACATCATCGAAGTGGTCGGCAACACCACTGTCGACATTATCCTCAACCCGATCACATCGGTGTTCTCTCGCATACTGGCGAACCTCGCAGACCAGTTCAGCTTGATGCTGACGAAGAGCATGTTCGAAGCAATGTCGAATACCTCCTCCGACAAGATTGGCATGTTGATCAACCTGCTCGGGCTCAGCTCGGGCGGGGGCGGGTCAATGTCGTCGAACGTCGGTGGCACAGGCATGAAGATCACGCCGGTCACGGGGCTCGCCAAGGGCATGTCCTACGTTCCGTACGACAACTTCAGCGCGTCGCTGCATCGAGGCGAGCGGGTGCTCACCGCACGCGAGAATGCCGAGTACTCTTCACGTGGCAGCATCAACATCTCGAACAGCCCGGTCATCACTATCGACTCGCGCACAGATCAGGCTGTGATCTACAACATGGTCGCTCAGGCGGTCCAGCAAGGTAACGTCGCACTGGTCGAAGAAATGCGTGCGCAAGGAGTTATGCCGTGAGCATCATCACACTACCGACGGGCATCTACTTCGGTGCCTTCGCCATCTCGCAGAAACGCTTCGACTTGAAGGAGATGAGCGACACAACCGGGGACACCCGCGAGCGACTCATCTCGCCCCCCAGGTGGCGGGTGCGCTTCGCGCCGCCTTCTGTAGGCATCCCTTACGCGCAAGCTGCGCTGTGGAAGACTATGTTGCTCCAGCTACGGGGCGGCGTCAACCATCTGGCCGTCTACGATGTGGCGCAACTGGTACCTACCGGCACGATGCGAGGCACCCCTCAGTTGGTAGGTTCCTTATCGGCTGGTTCAGTATCTATGTCTATCGACGGGGCGACAGCCAGCGGTACGCTGAAGCGCGGTGACTGGCTGCAGATCGGTACCGGCGTCGGTAGTCAGCTGGTATCTGTTACGGTCGATGTCACGCTCAGCGGGGCTGGCACCGGCACCGTCCAGTTCGAGCCGCCGACGCGGGTTGTGTTCGCGGACAACACCCCTGTCACGTGGGATAAGCCGGTGGCATACTACAAGATGACGAGCGATGTGCCGGAGTGGGCGTACACCCCTGGCGCGTTTTTGATCGCAGGGTTTGCCTGTGACTTCATGGAGCAGTGGACATGATTACCGTTGACGCGGGGCAACTCGCGCAATTCAACTCTTCGGTTCGCGGGGTAACCCTGTTGATCGACTTGGACTTTCAGGGTAGTGCCTTGTACGTCACGACCTTCAGCTCACCCATCGTGGCGAACGGGCACACGTATACGGCTCTCGGCAACCTGCTGTCGGTGTCTGACCTCCGCGAGAGCGAAGTGCTGTCGACCGACAAGCTGTCCCTGAAGCTCAGCCTGGTCAGCACGGCGATGCTGGCGTACGTGATCGGCCCGGCGGATGTGTACCGTGGCCGTAGCGTGAAGATCTACATGCAGTTGCTCAACGACAAGTGGGTGCCGGTCGAAGCGCCCATCCTCCGCTGGTCTGGGCTGATGGACAAGGTGCGCATCAATCGCAGGCCCAGCCAGACTGGTGGGGGCAGCGGAGATGTGGAGATGGTGTGTCAGCGGGCAGGCTTATCTCGGTTCCGCAATGCCCTCGGGTACCGCATGACGCACGCCCAGCAACTGCAAGACTATCCCGGGGACATGGGTCTCGAGTACACAGATTCGCTGGTGGCGAACCCGCCAGTCTGGATGTCGAAGAAGTTCCAAGAGGCTTGAAGTGCGCCTGGAAGAGTATCTCGACCAGTGCCGGCCGCGCCGGTTCAACTGGCATAGTTGGAACTGCGTGCACTTTGCACTTGGCTGGGTGCAAGAGGTCGAGGATTCCCAAGTTCTGCTGGTGCACTACGTGCAGTCGACAGAAACAGCGCTGGCAGCGGCGCGGGTCGCGCAGAAGATGGGTGGGTTGCGCAATGCCCTGACCTCGGTACTGGGGCGCGACCCGATGCCGGCGCTGTCCGCGAGTATCGGTGACGTCGTGATGCTCGAAGAGTGGCGCTGCGGCAGTGCGGGCACGCTGGGTATCTGCAACGGGGTGTCTGCTGTTACGCTGCACCCTGCCCAAGGTTTTGCGAGCGCGGCCATGGGTGCCGCCTCTTGCATTTGGAAGATAAACCGCAATGGATAACAAGCTGATCAAGACCGTCGTCGGCGCGCTGCTGGCGACGCCTCTCTATGCCTGGGCGGACCCAGCGACCTTGCTGATTCTAGCTGGGCAGTTCATCGCTACAGCCGGGCCGGTTGCCGGGGCATACTTTGGGACGGGCATGGCTCTGGTCGCGGCCGGCGTCATCTACGGGTCGGTGTCCAAGCGCCGCGCTGCCAAGAAGGCGGCGACCGAAGCGAAGAACGCCTACAACTCGCAACTGGAGGACCGGGGCGCGACCATCCTCAGCGCGGTGCCGCCGTGGCGCATCGTCTACGGGCGGGCTACCATCGGCGGGTCGATCCACGCCATGTTCACAGCGGACAAGGTCAAGACCGTGAACGGGCAGCAGGTAACCCGCAAAGATGCGCTGCACTATCTGGTCTACGTGTTCGCGGCGCATGAGGTCGGGGCACTGCACAACGTGTTCATCGACAACACGCCCGCTGGCCCGTTCGACGCCGACGGGTATTCGTTGAATAGCGAGTTCCGATCCTCCGAGTCGATGATGATGGCGGGCCAGGTATCTCTGGACATCGGGGCATCGTGGACGTCCGACAAGCCAGTGTTGAGTTTCACAGCTATCGGTCATCCGACGGACTATGTCCCCGAGTGGGGCCAGGCCCACGATGTGACCGGGTACATCACCGTGACGAACGGTGGACGGACGCTGACCAATAATTCAACGATGATCTCGACTGTTTCGTATCAGATGTATTCTGTTATGGATAGTTCGTTTCGGTTCATCTGGCACGATGGGGATCCGAACCAGACGGTGGACGGGCCGTTGCACAGCGCTTTCCCGGACAAGTGGACCACGAACCACCGTATCCGCGGGCGCGCGTATGCCGTCGTGGTGGTTGACCTGGAAGACAGCCGCTTCCAGAGTGGCCCGCCGAGCATCACAGTTGACGTCACCGGTAAGCTGGTCTATGATCCACGCAACGCGTCGACCACTGCTTCCAACAACGTCGCGTTGTGCATCCGAGATTTCCTGCTGGCGAAGTACGGTGCCAACGCAGACACGACGGAGGTCAATGACACCTACGTTGCTGCGGCGGCGAACGCGTGTGACGCTTGGATCAGCGTCGATGTGCCCGGTTACCTCGACACGATCACGTACACTTTCGCTGCCACCGTGGATGGGTGGGTCGGGAGCAACGCGACGCTAACTCAGAACAGCGGCACGCCGACCTTCCTCCGCGTGGCGTGCACTGCCGAGGATACGGTCGCGTACAAGGAAGGCCTCAGCTTCTCAGGCAGCACGAACCGGTACGTTCGCTTCCGCATGCGGCGCAATGCCGGCGACGGGTGGGTCGGCAAGCTCTACTACAAGACGGCAGGCCACGGCTACAGCGAGGACTACCGCAAGGACTTCAACACTGGCTTCCCTGTCGGCGGCGATTGGGTGGAACTCGTATACGACATGCACTCGTTGACTACGGGTGCGGGGGATTGGAAAGGCTCGACCATCACCGGGTTGCAGTTCCGGTTTGGCATCGAGGCGGGCGACGTCTTTGACATCGACTGGATCTCGGTGTCGGAGTTTGCGCCAGATACCGAACTGCAACCCAAGTACACGATGAACGGTGCGTTCACGACGGACGACAGCCGCGAAAGCGTACTCGAAAACATGGCCGTTGCCATGAACGGCTACGTCACGAACGGTGGGCAGTGGCTGGTGGTCGCGGGCGCGTGGACTGCACCGGTGCGCGACTTCACAGACGACGACCTGGACGGCCAGATCGCTATCGTGCAGACGGACACTGGCCTTGACGAACTGGCGAACTCCTCCAAGGGTACGTACTACCCAGTGGGCGTATCCTCGCCCGTCGAATTCCCGCCGTACAAGAACGCCACGCTGGTGACGAACGATGGCGAAGAACTCTGGGAAGATATCAACCTGCCGTACACGAACTCGGAAACGCGTGCGCGGAACGTCGCCCGGGTGCGGGTCGAACGTACGCGCAGCGGCCAGATCCTTACGGTGCCTTTGAAGCTGCACGCGTGGCCGACGCAGGTAGGCGACCGCATCCGGTTGACCAGCACGGAGTACGGACTCAACCTGAAAGTCTACCGCGTCACGGACTGGGGGTTCAGCGTTACTGGCGCTGTCGTGCTCACAGTGCAGGAAGATGCCGAGGAGATCTATGACGAAGCCGACACAACGCTTTCGGACCCGACCCCGAACACAGACCTTCCGAACCCGAACATCGTACAGAATGTTGAGAACCTTCTCGCGGCCAGCGGCACCGACCACTTGACCGTCGCGTCAGACGGCACAATCACCACGCGTGTCTTCGTATCGTGGGATGCCGCTCGAGACGCCTATCTGGTCGCGGGCAGTGCGTATGCCGAGATCAAGTGGCGGAGGGTGCTGTTCGACCCGGTGGACCAGTGGAATATGTCCCGGGTGCCGGCGACCTCGGTCTCCGTGTACATCGAGAACGCTGTCGAGTTCGAGTTCCTGGTCATCGGTGTGCGCTACGTGAACAGCGTGGGGCGTGAAGGGGCCTGGTCCTTCGTCGAGCATACGGTCATCGGCAAGTCGGAGCCGCCGGATGCCGTCACCGGTCTGGCATATACAAACACCGCCGGTGGGATGCGGATCAGCTGGGACCCGTGCATCGAAGTCGACTACGCTGAGACGGAGCTCCGCTACGGTGCAAGTTGGGCGGCGGGCGTCCTGGTATGGGTGGGCAAGGCGAACGAAGCCTTGTGGATCCCGCCCGGCGAAGGCGACTACACCATCTGGGCGGTGCACCGCGACACGACCGGCCACGAGAGCACGCCGGCCAGTCTGGCTGTGAACTACGACGCCTCGGGCATCACAAGCGCCCAGACCATGGTGCTGTCGGCGGACCGGCTTGCGTTTGTCTTCGCGGACGAGAACGCGGCCACGGCGATAACGACGGACGACATCACGCTTACTGCCAAGTTGCAGAACTTGGTTGGCGCGGTGAGCTTCAGCGCCGTCGCGTACAACTCCGCTGGGACCTCGCTGGGTGCGGTCACGCTAACCGGCACCAGTGATACCGTGCGCGTGCTGACGGCTGCGAACTTCGTCGCCCCGGGCTTGACCGTGGCGTACGTTGAGGTCACTGCTGAAATCGCCAGCACGAACGGCTCGGGCACACTGGACGATACAACGACCATCTACCGCGTGAACCACGGTAGCAACTCGGTCTACGTGATCCTGACCAACGACTCGCACACGATCCCGACAAACTCCGACGGGACCAACGGGGTCTACACTGGGTCTGGTACAGACATCGGCGTGTTCGAGGGGACCAATCAGCTGGTCTGGGACAACGTCGGTACGACCCCGGGCAAGTGGAAGGTTGTCGCCAGTGGCGGCGGCACGATCACGCCGGGCGCGATCTCGGCGGCGGGCAACAATGCTCGCGTGGCGCAGCACGCCGGCATGACGAACTACACGGCAATCGTCACGTACACGATTACCGGTAAGACGTTGACCGGCGAGGCGTTCACTCATACGAAGCTGCAAACGCTGAGCAAGGCTATCGCGGGCAACAGCAGTGCGTTGCTCACCCTGGACTTCAGCGGTGTCGCGTTTGTATTCCAGGGTGAAGACGGCAACGTCTCCACGACGCCCAACATCACGCTCACGGCGCTGCTGAACAACATCACGGGCACAGCCACGTTCACCACGGCGGCTTACGATATTGGCGGAGGGTTGCTGGGCACCGGCACCCCACTGGGCGGGTCGGGCAATACCCGGACGCTGACGCCGGCGCAGTTCCTGACGTACCCGACGACGTACACGCTGAAGATCACGGCGACGCTCGACGCGTTGACTGACACGATCACAATCTATCGCGTCAACGACGGTGCGGACACGATGCAGGTTGGTTTGTCCAACGAGGCGCACCTGATCCCGTCCGCAAATGATGGTACCGTTGAGAGTTACTCGGGCGCCAGCGGCTCCATGGTTGCGGCCAAGGGTGGGTTGCTGCTATCGAATGTCACAGACCCTTCTGTTTCGTTCAGCATGGTTGGGTACACCGGCTTCAACACTGTGTACCCTGCTGCGCAGGCTGGCATTACGATCAACGCCACGACCGGTTTCTACTCGGTGACGGCGGGCATGACCGCCGATGTGGCAACGGTTACCTTCCGCGCTACCTTGTCGAACGGGTTCACGGCAGACCGCGTGTTCAGCCTCGCCAAGAGCAAGGAAGGCGCCGCTGGCTCGGCCGCAGTGTCCATCGACTTGCTGTCCGAGTCGGACATCACCGCTGCGAACTCTGACGGCACCGGGTATGTGCTGCCGGCGAACAACCAGATCAAGCTGTACGAGGGTGGCGTCCTGCTGGTGGCAGGGGTGACTTACGCTGGCGACATCACGAAAAACGGATTGACTGCGAACGTCAACGAGAGTACCGGTATAGTCACGTTTACGGGCTCGACCCCGACCTGGACGAGCAACGCCGAAAGCTTCACGTTCCAAGCAACATACAACTCGATCACATACTCCGCGAATTACACGTACGCCAAGTCCAAGGCCGGCTCCGATGCAGTGAATGCCGACCTGCTTTCGGAAGCAGATGTGGTCGCGGCCGCAGCGGATGGCACTGGGTACGTGCTGCCCACCGGCAACGAATTCAAGCTGTACAAGGGTGGCACCGACCTGACCTCGGGGGTGGCGTACTCGGTGTGGAACACCGGCACGGCAACTTGGCTGGCGTCTACTACCAAGAACGGGCTGACGTTTGCCATCGACGCCAGCACCGGAGTCATCACGCTGTCGGGCGCTTCCTGGACGAGCGACTCGGAAGTCTTCACTACCAAGGCGGTCTACGGCGGGCTCGATTACTCCAAGCTGTACTCCATCGCCAAGTCGAAGCGCGGCGAGACCGGTGAAGCCGGCGGCGTCGTGCTCACTTTGCAGGCTACCGCTGCTGCATACGTTTTCGAAAGTCCGGACGCCACTTCCTCCACTACCCCGGCCATCACGCTCACCGGTTTGCGGGGCACGCTGGTCGGCACGATGACCTTCACGACGCAAGCCTTCAACGCGGCGGGCACTTCGCTGGGCACCGGCACGCCGCTGAGCGGTTCGGGCGACACGCGCACCATGACGGCGACGCAGTTTCTGTTCTACCCGACCGCACGTTACGTCACGATCACCGCAACGGTTGGCGCATACAGTGACACGTTCACGCTGTATCGCATCGACCACGGTTCGGACACCATCACGGCAGGTCTTTCCAACGAGTCACACATCGTACCTGCGGACCCTGCCGGCGTGGTGTCTAGCTGGGTCGGCGCGGGTGGCTCGATGGTCGTCCTCAAGGGTGTTGATATCCTGTCGAGCGTGACGACACCTTCAGTGGCGTTCTCACTGGTTGGGTACACCGGATTCAGCACCACCTACCCGACGGCGCAGGCGGGCATCTCTGTCAACACGACGACGGGGGCGTACTCTGTATCGAACAACGTGACGTCAGATGTGGCGACGGTTACCATCCGGGCTACCCTGTCGACCGGGCTGACCCTCGACCGCATCTTCACAGTCACGAAGGCGCGGCAAGGTATCGACGGTGACGGCGGCGTCGCTGCTCAGCTCTTGACCATCGGTGCAACTGGACTGGCCTTCATCTTCGCGGACAAGAATGCGACGCTGGCGACCGAGCCTGAGAACATCGTGTTCACGGCTACGCTGCAGAACGTCTCGGGTACCGTGGTGTTCGCGGGCACCGCATACAACGCGGCCGGAACCATGGTCGGGTCCGCTGGTGGGGTTACCCTCACCGGCACGGGCAACACCCGCACGCTGTCCAAGGCGAACTTCAACGCCGCTGGGGCCACCGTCCAGTACGTGGTTGTCACGGCTACGCTCGGGTCGCTCAGCGACACGACTACGGTCTACCGTGGCGACCATGGTAGTAGCGTGGTGCAGATCCTGATGTCCAACGAGGCGCACACTCTGCCTGCGGCGAACGACGGCACAGTCAGTAGCTACGTGGGCAGTGGCACGGCGATTGGCATCTTCGAAGGCACCACACAACTGGACTACGACGGTATCGGAACTGCCGCCGGCAAGTGGACGGCCAGCCGTAGCGTCACGACCGGTACGATGACGACGCCTGGGGCGCTGAGCGAATCGGGCGCGCTCGCCATCATGGCCGACCACGCAGGCATGACTGCAGATCTGGTGCAGGTTACGGTCACGGCTACAGGCAAGACCTTGACCGGAGCAAGCTTCTCGATCAGCAAGGTCCAATCGCTGACCAAGAGCAGGCAGGGCACAGCCGGCGTCACAGGTACGCGGACCGCTGTGCTCGAGATGTATAAGTGGGCGGCTTCGCAGCCCGTGAGCAGCTTCCCGGCAGGTACGTCCACGTACACCTGGGCCACCGGCCAGTTCACGGACCCGGCCACGCCTAACAGTTGGACCCGCGTGCCGGGTGCCGCCGTTGCAGGGCAGACGCTGTGGGTGGTGCGGCAGGTCTACGCGGATCAGCTTACCTCGGCAACATCCGACGTCACGTGGGCGGCTACGTCCAGTGCGGCCTCCGGGGCGGCGGGCACTTCTGGCACGGACGGCCAGCGGGTCGGCTTCTTGGAAGTCTACAAGTGGGCACTCGCGCAGCCGGTGAGCAGCTTCCCGGCAGGTACGTCCACATACACGTGGGCGGACGGTTCCTTTACCGCACCGTCAACAGCGAACGGATGGGCGCTGGTTCCGGGTGCGCCGACTGCGGGGTACACTCTGTGGGCGTGTTCGGTCCGGGTGTCGAACAACAGCACAAGCGCTACTTCCAGCGCTACGTGGAACACTGCCGTCTCGTATGCGGTGGGCTTCGCAGGTTCGGATGGTGGCCCGGGCGACACCGGGCAGAGCAACCACCGGGTCTACCGCGCTGTCACAATCGGGGCCGCGAAGCTGACGCCTGCCAACACGACTAACGGGGCGACGCCGACTTCACCCGCGGTGTGGAGCGCGGTTCCGCTGACGCTCACGGCTGGGCAGGAACAATACCAGTCTGATGGCACGACGCCAGCCGGCAGCACCACGACGACGTGGACTGTTGAATACCCGAGCTATTTGAAGGTCGGCACGCTGGAAGCTATCACGGGAAACATGGGTACGCTGACGGCGGGCTCGATCAACACGACGGGGTACCTGCGCGCGGAAGGGTCCACTGGCGTCACTGTTCCGGTCTCTGGGGCATCGGCGTCAAGAACTACTGCGGGCGCGTTCAATACTACCAACGCTCAACAGATCGGTGTGATAGCCACCAACAACAACTCTACTAACCCGGCGCTGTACGGGTGGAACGCGTCTGTGGCATCCGGGATCGGGGTCTACGGGCAAGGCGCCATCGGGGTAGTTGGAATTGCCAATGCAGCTAATGGAGACTACGGCGCAATCTTCTACGGCAATGGATCTCCGACATACGCGACGGTCGCTCTCTCAGCTTCGATCAACAATTCCAACGCAGGCAGTAAAGCTCTTGAAGTTTTCGGTGACACATCTGCCTCCCAGATCGCCATGGATGTCGCTGGCGCGGTAGTGTTCAAGGGGGCCAACGGTGGGAGTCTTCGACTCAAGCCTACAAACGGTGCACTGTACCGCGGAGTGATCCATTCGGTCAGTTCGACAACGTACTCGCTTGGTGTCACGGCGTCTGGGACTGCAGACGGTGCCGCAGCGACCACCCCGCTCAGCATCAATCTATCAACGGGTGCGTTTACCTTCTCTGCTGCACCTTCGTTCCAGAGTAACTTTACGGTCGGCAGCACGACCCTCGTATCGAGCTTGAACGCTGACCTGCTCGACGGGCAGCACGGGAGCTACTACGCTGCGGCGTCCAGCGTGCCTGCCGCCGCCAATAACGGTACGCTGACAATGGGCGTGTCTGGCGTTGGGCTGTCGGGGTCCGCATCGTTCACGGCTAACCAGAGCGGTAGCGGCACGTTCACAGTCACATCGAACGCAACCTCCGCCAATACCGCGAACGCTATCGTGTCTCGCAATGCCAACGGGGATGTCTGGGTTCGGGACGCCAATATGGCGGGCACCATCAGCTTGAATGGTGCGACAGTTAGTTCCCTTGGCGGTGGTATTCCAACCTTCTCGACAAAGAAGCCGGGCGCGGATACCGTCAATACGTGGCTCCAGGTCTATGTCAACGGGGTCTTCTATCAAATTCCAATGTGGCCGAATAGCTAGCTATGATAATCCCTTTCACACTATACGTCACGTCTACTGGCGAGATTGACTACGCGGGGCAGACTTCGTCAGAAGACCCGTCGATTGGGGGTTTCCCACCGAATCTCACTATGTACCGTGGCGCCGCATACACGCGGGACACGCATTACTTTGTCGGGGGAGTACCCACGGCGTACACCACTGAGCAAGCGGCGCTGAAGGCGACCCCGCTGTACCCGGGCGCCGTCTGGTCGAACGCGACCATGAACTGGATCGAGGACCGCACGCTAGCCCAGGTCAAGAAAGACAAGCGCTTCGAACTGGCCGACGCCTGGGATGAAGAAGCCAAGAGCGGCGTTACCTTCGGCACGAAGACCGCCCCTACCGACGACGCTGGCATGCAGCGGTACATCCTCCTTCGATTGATGGCTGGCGAGAGCGGCTGGGTCGACACGCCGATACCACTTGAAGACGGCACCTGGGAACTGATGACGCTCGCCAAGGCGCAGACCCTGTGGGCTGCGATCAAGGATCAAACCCGTACGCTACTCACGAAGCTGCGCGACAAGGTTCTTCTGGTCGATGCGGCGACGACCATCGAACAAGTGAGCAATATTTACTGGGAAGACTAGGCGCCCGACATGGCGCCGGCACCCAACGGCGAGTAAGATACGGCTCGAAACTACTGAGGGCGACTATGCTGAAGCGTCTATCTGCAAGCATCGCAGCGGTACTGATCTCTGCGTGTGGCGGCGGTGGAGATCCAGAGCCAGTAGTGGTCCTGGAACCCGCAACGGCGAAGATGCTGATGCTGCCGGTTCTTGGAACGCAGAACTGCATCCCGGTCAGCGCGTACCAGCAGATGGTCAACGACGGGCGGTTCCGGCCGTACCCTACCGATCCGCCTGAAGGGTCTATCCGCCACCCGCCGTTCTTGCTTGTGCCCGCAGGCTCGACAGCCACGGTAGAAGTCGCGCCCGGTCTCGTCGGCACTCCTGTGGTGGTGCCAGGACCGAACGGCCCGATGAACATCCTGGGGCTGTACTACGTTGAAGGCGAAACCCCCGATTGGGTATGCACGCCGTGAACGACGAACACGCACACTTGCACGAACTCATCCGGGATGCCACGCGTCGTGGGGTACGGGATGCCATTGACGAATTTCTACACGACGACTCAGAGTTCGGCCGGCTATCGGAGCGGCTGTACGGCAAGCTATCTGAGCACACCACCAATGGGATCACTCAGTGGGTTGGTAAGCGGATACTCACTATCATGTTGGCGGCAGCCCTCTCGGGAAGTGTCGCATGGGCGGTACTGACCGGGAGAATAAAGTGATAATCAAAGAGCTCCTCCATATGTGGCCGTCCGTAATCATCGGTCTTCTACTGGGCCTGATCACAGTGCCCCTCAGCGACGTAGGTCTCGATGCTGTGCGCGAAAAGTACGACAGCCGCAACCCGGTCGTTGTCACGAACGGCACTTTGCTGCATCGTGAAGAAGATTCTGTGGAAGTCGCCATCGTCGGCGAGAAGAAGCGCGCCTGTATCTACGTTGCCCTGGCGGCATACGCTACTGGGGCGGACGGCTTGATGCGTGACACGTACACCTTGCGCGTCGACATGCCTTCTGGTGGTGCGACTCGCCCGGTGGGGCCGCAGAGCTTCGGAGTGTGGCGCCTCTGGCCGATACCGAAAGGGGTGACTCGTATTCAGATGTGGAGTACGCACCAATGCGAAGGCCGGCTGGTGCGCTCGCTGATGGCCGAAATCGAACTGGGAAAGACGGTGCAATGAAGCTGGCGCTGCTGTTCCTCTTACCGCTGCTGTTGCTGCTGCTGTTCCTGCTACCAGCTATCAAATGGTGAACAACATGGAGATTACCAATCTCGACCGCAAGGTCCGTCTCCTGAACAAGACCAAGCGGGGCTGGCAGATCGTACTGACGGTGCCCGCCAGCAAGATGCCCGAGGCAGAAGCCTTCGCCATGCGAGGTTTTGATCTGGACCCAACGACACGCTGGAAGTTCGAAGAGACTTCTGGCAAACTGATCCGTGACTCGCTATACCTGCGATTCAAGGATATGCCCTTACCGTAACTACCAAGGAAGATGCGATGAAGACAAAGACGCTTACCCTTTCCATTGCCAACGCCCTCGACGGGGTTGCCATCAGCGACGAGATGCCCGCCGGCACGCTCATGGCGTTCTACGACAGGGCGCGCAAGCTGGTCCCGCCCGAAGAGTGGGGCTCAGCCAAGGTCCACGGGGCCAGCCATCTCAGCCTCACGTACGAGCACTCGCTGTCTAGCGAAGAGGAGACCCGTTCGCTGCTGCAAGACGCCAACACCCGCGCCAGTCAGGTCCGGTTGCTGCTGCCGCCGCACCCCGGCGAAGGCCTCAGCGCAGAACAGGTCGACCAAATCCGGCAACTGCTGGGGTAGGCTCCTATGCGAGTGACACCCGCACTGCTGGTCGCCGCCGTCGGGTGCACCGCTGCCAAGGCGGCGGAGTTCGCGCCGCATCTTGCCGGGGCGTGCACTGCATACCAGATCGACACCCCCCGCAGACTGGCCGCGTTCCTTGCCCAGATTGGTCACGAGTCTGGGTCGCTCAAATACACGACGGAGATCTGGGGGCCAACCGCAGCGCAGCAGACGTACGAAGGCCGCATCAGCCTGGGCAATACCGAGCCGGGTGACGGCGAGCGGTACAAGGGTCACGGATTGATCCAGACTACGGGTCGGTTCAACCACCGTGCCGTGCGTGACCGCTTGCGGAAACGCGGCATCGACTGCCCCGATTTCGAAGCGGAGCCAGACCGGCTGGCGGAGCCTGCGTGGGCAGCGTGGTCCGCTGCCGACTACTGGGACTGGCGGCACTGCAACCCGTTGGCGGATGCCGGGTCGTTCGAAGCCATCACGATCAAGATCAATGGCGGGACCAACGGGCAGTCCGACCGTCTCGAGCGCTGGGCCAAGGCAAAGGCGGTCCTCGAGAACTGGGTCGAAGACGCAGCCGCGCCCATCATCGAATCACTTGCCCCGACACCTGCACCGGTACCGGACCCGACCCAATACTCACAGGAGGCTGGAATGCCACTCCCCGCGATCCCCGCAATCGTCAGCGCCCTGCTGCCTACTGTCGTCCAGATGATACCTCGGCTGGCGACCATCTTCAAGCCGGGCAGCGAAGTCGCAGAACGCAACGTCGCCGCCGCTTCGGCTGTGATCGATATCGTCACGCAGGCTACCGGCGCGGTCAACGCGCAGGCTGCGGTCGAAGCGATCAAGACAGACCCGACCGCACTGGCCGCTGCAACCAAGGCGGTGGAGTCAAACTGGTTCGAGCTTCACAAGGCCACCGAAGAAAGCGTCGCTGCTGCGCGCCTGTTCAACAAGTCGTACGTCGAGAACATGAACGTGCGCACAGTGGCATGGAACTTTACGTTCCTCGAAGTGCTGTCGTTGATCCTTGTGCTGTCAACCCTGTCGGGCGGCATGTCCGTACTGCTGTGGGGCGGCATCGACGATCAGCTGAAAGGTGCCGTTGTGACCCTCATGCTGATCGGCGGGTTCACCGGGGTTACGAACTTCTGGTTCGGGTCGAGCCTCGGCAGCAAGAAGAAAGACGACAAGTAGGCCAGCCCCATGGACCCCAAGAAAATCATCGTCGCCGTGGCCGGCGCGGGCATGGTGGCTCTCATAGTCACCGTCGCCGTAATGGCGTACTCCGCCTGGGTGCTGTTCGCTTCGTAGGGGTGGGTAAACCCTGTAAGGGTAAACCCTAGGTGCCCTCGGCGCTGGCGGGCTTTGTGCCCCGGGCGGCTACCCTACCAGCCACCAGCCACCGAAAAGCCCGCCAGCGCCCCGGGCGGGGCCTGCGCGGGGGTGTCGCCCGCTAGGCGAACTGCACCAGCAGCGCGGCCAGGGCTTTCAGGGCTTCGGCTGGGGTGGGCGCGCAAGCCATCAGCGGCTGGCTACCGTCGACCGGGTCAAACAGCAGCGCCAGCCCGCCGCCCCATATCGGGGAAGACAGGCTGGCCCGGTAGACACTGCCGTTGGCGTCGGCAGGCCCCAGCGTCAGAAACACTTCGTCGCCCGTTTCGTCCACGATGTCCGCCAGGATGCGGGCAACGATGGCGAGATCGTTGTTGGTTGCTGTAGTCACGGTGTGGGTTCCTGCTTGGCGAGTTGCACGATGGCGTCTACGACGCGGCGGGTGGTTGGCTTGGTGACGAACTGACGCCGGCTCCTGGCGTACTTGGCCTGGATGCCGTGGCCGATGAACCCTGACACAAGCACTACGTTGGGAGCCGGGTCCCGTACGCCGCGCTCATCAGCGCCGATGAAGCGTACACCCCGCAGCGCGTCTCGCAGTTCGAGTTCTTGCTTGACGCGGGTCACTTGGTGCTTGATCAGCCCGACCACATCCACCCGGTTTACGCGTGGCGTTTCGTCGGTGGCTTCGGGAGCCACGATTACCGGTGGTAACCGGTCATCGGGTTCGGCGTGGTGCACCTGTATGAACCGGGGGCGCAGGTCCGGCCGCGCCGCTAGCTGGGCGTCGACTGCCGCGAGCTGACGGCGCAGGTACGCCAGTCTGTCGTTGAGCATCTCGAGGTCGCCGGGCTCGCGGGCGCGGGCCAGGGCTAGGTCCTGCGCGATCTTGGCTCGGTTAAGCCGGCCAGCGAACACCGTCTTGGGGCGGTGCCGGTCGGGCGGCAGCGCGGCACGCTGCGCCTCGTCTAGCTGGGCGGGCGTGGGCGACCTGACCGCTGGCGACAACGCGGCGGCGACCGCCTTCCACTCGCGGCTGGTCCAGTACGTGCGGTGCGCTGTCACGCGAATATGCTCTTAAGGTAGTCCAGCAAACCTGGGCGTGGCGAACGGAGCAGCGCCGCCTGTAGACGCTCGGCAGTGGTGCCGCTTGGGAACTCCATGAACGACACGTACGAACCGTCTGGGTGCCGATACTCATACGAACGGGGCGGGGTCACGTACTTCGAGCCGATGATTGGTTTGGTCATGGTGCTACCCGATGATGTCTTGACATTCACGAAACTCGTCGTGCACGCGGCGGGCCACGCGCACAACGTCTGCGTCGGCCGGCAGGTGATACCCGCTCGACCCGTTCCAGTCGGCAAACGCCGCGTCGTAGAACCCGATGCGCTTGCCGTACTTGCGGTGAAGCTGAAACAACTGCTGCGCCCACTTCGTCCACGTGGCGTCGTCGATGATGGGCGAGTCCATGTGGTAGTACAGGAACGAGTGCAGCAGCATCTGCCGGCGGCGCCGGGCAATGGCCGCGACGACGCGGGGCTCGATGGTCTTCGACCGGGGCCGGTTCGCCCATTCGGTCACGGTGTTGGGGCGGGTCTTAGCCATGCTGGGCTCCCTGCATTTGTTTCGCGTATTCGAAGTGCCAGTCTGGCTGCCCGTACGGGAACCAGTCTCGGTCGCAGTAGAAGCAGCGCAGCTTCGGGTCCGTAGCTTCGAAGGTGTCGCTGTCAACAGCCACGCCACCACGGCAGCACCACGGGTGCATGTGACCATCGAACTGCGTCTCGTGGCGGTGGATCTTAGCCATGGTCAGCTCCCTTGGTTGCACGGTACGCGGCTTCGGCAGCATCCGCAGCTTGCTCCGCTTTCGCGAAGTCGGCTTCGCTTTCGAAAATGAGTTCATCCCCGATAGCCGCGAGCGTGAAAGGCAGCATGGCTTCGTACCGGAGGACACAGATCCGCGCTGCTTCGGCTTCTTGATGAGCGTAGTGCGTAAGGTTCCAATAGGTGTCAACCACGGCCAGCCTCCACGTTGCGCGACCCGAAGCGCTCGCGCAGAAAAGCCTCGGCCTGTTCGACGCTGCGCAGGGTCACGTGTTCGGTGTGGGGCAGGTCACGGATGGCCGTCTTGTACACGATGGTGATGAAGCTCGGCCCGTAGACGCGGACGCTGCCATCGACCGACTCGGCGCGGCACAGCAAGATGCTGTAGTAGTTGTGACCCTCACGCGGCGGTTCGAACCCGCCAGCGTAGACTTGGTCGAGCTTGCATTCTCGAGCCACTGTCGCCAGCCGCTCGGCGGCGGCGAGACGTACGGATGTCTTCACGGTTGTGCTCCTTGGTTGCGGATGTACCCTACCGGTTCGAGTAGGTCGTCCAGTTTGAATGGGCGGCAGCCAGTGGCGCAGCGGTTCTCGAACTCGAACTGCCGCACGTACTCGCTGGTGGATTGGCCGGTGTATTTAGGGAATGTGCGCGGCCCCGGGTTGCGCAGAGCCATGCGGCGCCCGGCCATCATGGCGGCGATCTTGCGCTTTTGCTCGGCGGGGCTCATTGCGGCACCCGCTTGGTCTTGTGCGCCGTCAGCAGCAGTTTGATCACCGCCTTGGCCTCGGGGGTAACCTCGAGACCGCTGCGCCAGTAAATCTTCACTGCGCGCAGCACCGGGTAGTTGTGCAGGAACTTGCCGTACTGGTGGGCGAAGACCGTGTCGCTGGCGGTGCACAGTGACACCCGCTGCGCCGTGACCTCGTAAGACCCGCGCCCCCCATCGGTGGGGCGGGTAACGTTCATCGTCAGGTAGGTAACGATGCCATCCTTGATCCGCACCACGATGGCGCTGTGGTTGTTGGGATCGAGATAGCAGCCTGTGACTAGCATGTCGGCTCCTTGGGTTGCGTGCCCGGTGGTGGGCACGCCCCAAGTATACAGCAACTGTTACTAGACGGGCAAGGGGGCGGCAGCGTCTGCCGGTGGGGCGGGCTTGCGTCGAATAGCGGATGACGCTTTCTTAGCAGGGTTTGCTTCCCGCACCACTTCCGTAACCCGTAGCTTTGCTTGCCCTACTGAAAGGCTTTTCTTCGGCTTGTGTTGCAGCAGAATATTTTTCTCGTTGAATGCCGTGAGCGCCTGCGCGAGCATTTCGAATCTCGCCTGCCCATGGCCGTGACGGTACTTGTCTGTTGTCCAATCCACCAGCTTAGAAATAGAAGCAGGTTTCGTTTCTTCGGCAAGGATAAGCGCCTTGTACCCAGCTAAGATAGTAGGACGGTTCTCTTCTTTTGCCGCCATATACTGCACGACCACTGCGAGCAGACACGGGGCCGAGCTGAACTTTGGTCGGATGGTAGAGCAGTGCGTCATCACATCGTTGTACGCGCTGAACAGCCTATCCTGCATCGCGCGCACTTCGGTACCATCAAACTTGCAGCGGCCAGTGGCGACTGTCAAAGCCAGCACCCCTATCGCGGCGAAACGTTCAGTGGTCCGGGTTACGTCCCCCATAGATTTTGGTACGTGACGGTCGCTATGGTAGGCGTCTTCTTCGTCGCACCCTATCATCACGGGGCAGTCGAACCCCTTGCCGGTTTTGATGGCTGCACGCAGCCGGTGTTGCCCGTTGAACATGCGGCCGCTTTTTGTAATGCAGAGCATCGAATCGCTGACACCCCAGATCCCACGTTCCATCATCCTTGAAATGAAACTGACCGCAGACGGCTTGAGTTTTCGGTTATCGAAGTTGTACTTCTCCAGTAGAGCTTTGGCTAGTTCTACTGTAATATGTACGAGGAATACCTTTCGCTCAGTGGAAACGAATTCGTCAACGTGCATCGCCATGTCTTGCTCCTGTTGGTTGCGGGTTACGTGCCCACGCCGGGCACGCCCCAGTGTACAGCTACTGTGTATGGAATAGCAACGGGGCTATACGTAAGGCTCGCGTAGGTTGAGGAGCTTGTTAGCCACGGCGACAACTTCAGGTTTTTGAAGGGCAGTGCAGTTCGTATAGTGTTCTGGGCTGTACACGAACGGGTTGTGATCCGTACTACCCTGGACATAGTCCCCGTTTTTGTAGAAACCTTTATGTCCGCGCTGCCCCACTACATGCCCGAGGCTCTCTATGTCCGGCCATATCGAAACGCACTGTGCGTACAGGTCTGCGACTTCTGGGACCTTCCGCATGCGTCTAGCTATGTATTCCCCATTCTCCTGTAGCCTAAACTCCCCATTAGTGAGTACGAAGCCGTTTTCTTGCTCGATACGTACCTGTATGGCGCGCTTGACTGCTCGCCCTGCTACGGTGCTCATCCAGCGTACTTGCACACCGCCGTTCCCTTTCTTTCTCTTAGTCTTAGTGCGCTTTTTCTTCCGCAGCATTTCACCGCTATCTTTGGTGGACATGCCCCACCCCTCTACGCAGCGGCGATCATCAGCGCGCCGAGGCCACCGATAACCGCGCCCATGAAGAAGATGAGTATGGCCGCTGGCACGGCGGCGATTGCCATCTTGATAAACAGACCAACGAGGTCGCCAATTGAAATGTCGACGCCAGTGATGCGGACATTGTTGTCCATTACTTTGCTCCTAGGGTTTGGCCGCAAGCGTGGCACACCGGCACTGGCCGGATCGCCTCTTGCAGCTTTTGCAACGTGACAGGGTTGACGATGCGCCGCCATGCGGGCGCCCGGTGCTTGCCGTAGACACGGATCTCGGCCTCGATGATCGAAAGGTCGTTGTCCAACCGGGCACGGTACTGCCGCCCGTTGAACACGAACTCGGTCCACTGCCACCATGGCGGCTGCATCGGAATCACACTTACTCCTTACTCTTTTTCTCGACTACCCAGGTCGTCCGCTTGGCAGTGGCAACCGGCTTGAGGTCGGGCAGCATCGCGGTGAAGCACCCGCTCTGGTAGAAATCGACGCGGTGGCTTTTGTCTCGCACGACGGAATCCAGCCGATCACAGAACACGTGGTGCCCGTCGGGGTAGACATCGTTCGGTCCGTGACCGGTGCCGCCCCCATCGGTGGCAGTGCTGTAGACCACGTACCGCCCGGCGAGGTAGGCCAGATCGCCCTCGATTTTCACGTGCGCCTTGACCAGCCTGAAGTCTCCCTTGCAGTCGCTGTAGAGAAAGTGCCTAGGCACCGAAGCGTAGACTTCGTGCCCCACCTTCAGCTCGATGACGTCGCCTTCTTTGAGCATGGCAGGGCACCCCTTTAAGTGTGAATACGCCTGGGGCCGCGCGGGGGCGTCGGTTCGTCGGGCGGGCTATCGGGGCCAGGGTTGCCCTCGTCGGCGCCAGCGCTGGGGCCGCTGGCGGGCTTGGTGCCCCCCAAGCGGGCCGCGATGGCAGCACCCTCGGGGGTTTGTGCCAGCGCCGCGAGCATGCCCGTCAGGCTGGTGCCGCCGGCCGGGGTAAACAGGTCGGTCAGCTTCGCCACCCCGCCCGCGACTTCCCCATTGGTCGAGATGACCTTGAGGTCGGCCTTCTCGAGTGCGACGGACATTGCCTTGCCGACACCTTCCGCCGCTTCGACTTGGCGCAGCGTGACGAGGTAGGTCTGGTACCCGGCGTTCTCGCCAATCTCCTTGGCAAGCGTGATCTGCGCGGTCACCGGCGCCATGAGCAACAACTCCTGCGCCTTAGCAGTCGCTTCGCCCGTGACCAGTGTGCCCTCGGCTTCGTTCTTGGTCTGGGCCAGCACACCCTGCGAGCGAAGCTCCACTGCCTGCCGCTCTGCCTCGGCCCGGGTAACTTCCACCTGCTTGGCAATCTCGGCGGCGCGGGTGTCCTTGACGCGCAGCACTTCCATGTCCTTCTCAGCAGTGACGGCGGCTTCGCTGGCGATCTCCTGCTTGGCCTGCTCCTTGGCGATGCCGACAGCGCGCTCCTGTGTGGCGGTGCGCTCACCGACTTGCTGAGTGGCCTGCTGCGTGCCCAGGTCGACTTCTCGAGCCGCCTCGATCTCGGCCAGTTGCGCGGCGCGATTGTTCTCCGCGACGACGGTGCGGCTTTCCTTGTCGATACGGCTCTGGTGCTTCGCCATGATGTTGGCGATCACGTGGGACTTGGGTGTGTCGCGCAAGTCCATGAACTCGATGGTCTTCACGGTTCGCACGCCCCACTCGGTCCGCGCTTGCAGGTCGACTTCGTTCGTGAACTGCTGGCCCAGTTCGCCGCGAATCTCCATGATCTGTTCGAGCGTGTTCATCGCCAGGATGCGCCGCACCGAGCCTTGCAGTACCGCGGTCAGTTGCTCTTCGAGTTCACTGAACGAAGACACACGCTGCGCCGCGACACCCGAGTCCTCGACCCGGAAGAACGCAACTACGTCCACAATGAACGGGAGTCGGTTCGTATCGTACGCCTCGTACCCGTTGAGCGGCACCGAGAATATGCTCTCTGGGAACTCGAAGACCACGACGCCGAAGTACGGCACCCAGGAGGGCCACGCATAGTACGTGTTCCCGGCGTCTTTGCCCTTGCCGTATGAAGTGGTCTTTCGCGTGGACTGCACGATGTGGACCATGTTGGTGGGCACCACTCGGCGGAAGATCGCGGCCAGGAGCAGCGCCCCGAACGCGACGGCGATGAGGGCAACGATGCCCCCGGTGTATATCAGGTATTCCATGGTAGGGGTTTTCCTTGGTTAGGGGTTTTCAGAGACGAGCGCTTGCGGCCATGACCGCACCCTCGAACTGGGCGCGATCCACTTCAGCGCACAGGTTGGCGGACACCTTCCAGCGTGTGCCGTCAACGGTGGCGCCGTAGACGACGCCGGCCGGCGTCACCTTTTCGACTTTCAGCATGATGGTCCGGCCATCCTTGCGGCTCACGAACTTGACGTACTCGGCATCGGCCAGCTTCTGGCCGACGGCGGCGCGTTGCAGCTTCGACTGCATGTTGATGAACCTGACGAGCCGCTTGTTCAGCATCGTCATCTGCGGCAAGTTCAACTGGTCGCGCACTTGGCGAAACACTTGGTTGACCAGGATTTCGTTTTCGTCAATCTTCACGGGTTGCTCCTTGGTTGGGGGAGGGGGACTGCGTTACCGGCGGCACGATTACCACCGGTAACCGATTCAGGGTTCAGATGATGTCGTCAGCGTCGGCCGTCTTCTTGGCGGTGGCCTTCTTGCTGCTGGCCTGCGCCTTGGCAATCGTCTGCACGGCGAGCGACCAGAGCTTGGTGTTCACCTCGACGTCACGCTCGATGCGGCCGATGCCTCGCGTCATCACGACGCGGCCATCCTCGGCGGTGGTCTCGTTGCCGCCGCGCAGCATGTTCTCCTGGATGCGGTTGAACACGTGCCACAGGTCGAACTTGTCATCTTCCTTGCGGCGGGGCACCAGCAGGGTCTCGGGGGCCAGGATGGCCGCACGCGGCGGGCGGAACGTGACCGCCTGCTTGGCGAACGCGAGCGCCGTCTTGGGCGTCAGCTCGGTCTTGAGCATGTCGCCCCGCAGCCGGTAGACCCCGTCGATGCACTTGATCAGCTCGAGACTGCGGTCGACGACGTTCTCGACCATGCGGATGGTGTGGTGCACCTTGATCGGCGTCACCTCGGCGCCATCGCTGACGATCATGCCATTGTCGCAGATTAGCCGGTACATCGCGGCGTACAGGTGGAAGCCGCTCGACCGGTCGTGCGAGTTGAGCATCATCACCTGCGGCACAACGTCGCCGCGCTTCACCTTGCCGATCAAGCCGGTCGGGCGGAACTTGAGCATGTGCTTGGTGAACGGCATGCGCTCGAGATCGCGGCGCTGCGACTGCCGCACTTCCACGATGTCAAAGCCGGTGTCGCGCATGGCGTCGATCACCGTCTTGGTGTTGACGAAGCCGTACTTCTCGCTCACACCGGGCATGCCGCCCTTGGCGAAGATGGTGGGGGCGAACTCCTTGAGTTGCCGGTCGCTGATCGGGTCCAGTTGCGGGTTGCGCAGGACCTGGGTATTGCCGATCTTGATCGCGTCGAACGATGCCATTGCGTGCTCCTGATAGAGGGTTTGGGTTGCCGCCGATCCAACGATTGGACCGGCTGCACCCAGTATACACGCACTGTATCGTGACTTGCTAGTGCCTTTTATCGGTCCTGGTCTACGTAGGCCGGGGTGGCTTCGCTGCCATCATCGAGCGGGGCAGGGCGCGGGCACTGGTGCACGCTGCTGGGCACCACACCGTCCATGGCTTGGAAGTACGTGCCGCACACGCGGCACTTCCAAAGCACGCGCCCGTCGCCCCAGTAGCCCTCAGGCCCGAAGCGGCTATCCATGGCCGCAGCGATATGGACGGGCACGTTCGTGAGCCCTTCGGGGCGCGGGGCCGGCGCCGATTCTTCGGCGTACTGCTGCTTGAGTATAAAGTCCAGCAACCCGTACGCGTGGCGCAAGTCTGCGACGCTGGTGGCGTTGGCTGTGAACATCATGAACCGAGATTCGAGTGCCGCACCCTCGACGTCAATGTCGTTGGCATCGAAGAACCTGTTGAGCATCTCGCTGCGCGCGATCATGACCAGATGCGGCGGCTCGATGGGCGGAGGCATGCGGTCGTGTTCAATGAGTTCGATCAGCTTCTCGAGGTAGTGTCCTGCTTTGAGAATGTCCTCGCGGCCGTTCTTCTTGCGGTGCCTCGTGACGTACTTCGTCGCGTTGGCGACGTAGTAGTTCAACTGGAGATCGGCCACAAGGTCCCAGTGCTGGTAGTCCGCTTTGTAGTGCGAGCCACCGTGTTGGATTGCGTTCACTGTCATGCGAGTATTCCCCGATAAAGTCTGTCGTAAAGAACGTGCCGCACGGCAGCCGTTACACCTTCATACAGTTCGGTGGCGGGCGTCGTGTCACCGCATACTACCGGAGCCGGCATCTCGGCCAGCCACTCCGTGATACGAATCAGGTACTCGTCGAAGAAACGGTTACCCATGGTAACCTCTTCGAGCGCGTACAGGGCAAAGTCCATGCGGTCACACCACAGCAAGATGTGCTGTTCCTCGGCGTCGATTTCATAGCGCACGCCCATGTCATGTTCCCACTTGGTGCTGAGCTCGTTGAGCATGCGCTTCAAGTCTGGGTTGTGGCGCTTCACAGGCGCAGGTACGTCACCGGTGGCGATCTCGCTAAGGTCGTGCACCAGTGCAGCGGCCAGCAGCGCCGCTGACGGGGTGTAGCCGATCCGCTCGTATAGCGCCAGGACCAGCATCGCCACGCCATGCGAATGCTCCGCCACGTTGCGGTCCATCAACGTGCGGCAGGTATGCGAGCGCTTGACCACGCCCGCATCGCGCAGCGTCAATACCCGCTCGGTGATCGAGTTGAGCTTCGGGCGAATATTCACAGCTTCGGCCCCCCAGTCTGTGCGGCGGCGCGGCGCCGGTCGATCCACTGCTGGCCGGCGTGATGCCAATCGAACTCTGTGGGCGAGAACCACTCGACCGGGGTTTCGCGGTACGCGTGCTTGACCAGCATCGGTTTCACGATGCGCGTGAAGAACCAGGACTGGAACTTCTTGTCACAGATGGCGCTAGCAAAGTCACTGACGTCGTTGCTTCCATCAGCGATGTGGAATAGCAGTTGGAGGTCCCAGTCGAACTCTTCGATTGTGCGGGATCGCCCCGCTGGACTAAGCATGCTCGTCTGGACCATGGTGCACCCCGGCCAGAGGTCGTACGGGCACGGCGCGACGTAGACCCCGGCGCGGTGCGTCTCGATCCAGCGTTGCCAGTAGGGGTTGTCCGTGTAGACATGCAGGTTGTGGCTCATCTGGGTGTAGCGGCCGACGCCCACGCCGATACACTCCGCCATGTACTCCTGCAGGAAGCTGAACTGCACAGCGTTGGCGCCGTACGCGCCCCAGACTGCGTCGTTGCTGCGGCAGCAGACCGTGATGTCGAGCAACATGCGGCTGGAATGGAACGAACCGTCGTCGTGGCGCACGCGCAGCATCACCATGTCATTGCACGGGATATCCAGCTTCGTCGCGCCCAGGTCGCGGTCTGTGTCCCAAAGCTGCAAGACCGCCTGCCGGCTGTACGGGTTCTTGATCAGGATGTTGCACGCCTTCGTAATCTGGTCGCCGTGCAGGTGACGCAACCGGTACCCGTACGCGCCGTGGAAAGAATCGCCGTCGTCGCTGTAGTTGATCATCCGCGAGTTGTACCAAGCGAGAGTGCGTACGTCCCGGCGACCGGCCAGTATCCACAATGCCTCGAACAAGTGGAAGAAGGGGTTGGCGTCCCGCTCGGCGTCGAACAGCACGCGGCGGCGCGGCTCGCGGTAAGTGGTGGCGACGGGGCTAGGAGCCACCAGTGCGGGGCCGTTGCGCGTGCTTTCGAGCGTGCCGCAGTCGCGCAGGTACGCCAGCGCCCGGGGCAGCGCTTCGTTCACATCGCGCACGTTCATAGTGTGCATGGGTTCAGTACTCCATTGGTTGGGTGGGGTTTCGATTGTAGGTGTACAGCCGTTGTGGAGCAAGCGGCTACAGGAAAGCCGGGGTGCGGTCTATGTACTGGTCGAACGGGCCGAAGTCTGCCTTGTATAGCTTCATGAATTGTGCGTACAAGCTGGGGTGCGTGATGATCGTACCATCGGCCATCCGGTACGCGCACGGTTGAAGCTTGGTGCCGTAACGCTTGCCCCACTTCTTGTTGATGCGACGGTGGTACTGCTGTGTCTGGTTGCGGCGCTTCTTGTGGACCTTGGCCTGCACTTGCTGGACACACAGGTCATTCTGTAATAGCTTCGTTCCTAGTAGTGCCGTCGGGCGGAGAATGTCCATGTCGCCGTACCTCATACGCAGTAGTCCGCTGCGGTGTCTTTCACCAGTTCGAGGAACTCGTACTTGGCATCAGCGTGTCGGATGTCCACCCGCACACCGCCACGGTCGATGACGCGCTTGTAGCAGAGCTGGACTCGGTAGTAGTCGTCCCGTATGTTCTTCTCGATCTTGGCCGCTCGGTCGCCCTCGGTGTCTTGCCCCCGGGCAGCGCGGCGCTTCGTCACACGCTTGATGCACTTCTCAACCGGCGTGTCGAGGAACGCGTTCACGTACCGCTCGCCCCAGCGCGGATGTACGTACTCACCCAGTGCGCCCCAGGAGTGTGCGAGGAGCAAGCCCTCGAAGACGACGATGCTGTTTTCCTTGCTGCCGTACCGCTCGACCAGATCGATGGTTTCCTGCACCGTGGGGATGGTGTCGCACCCGCCAGCGCTACGTTCGGGGCTGTAGTCGCCCAGGATGTACGTCGTGACGCGGCGCATGCCGGCGTGTGCTTCGATCTCGAGCGTGCCCCGGTACACGCGGACCTTGCGGCCGCGCTCATCGAATCGGTACGGCTCGGCGTCTACCGCATCGAACAGGGCGCGCATCGCCGTGGTCTTACCGCTGCCGCTGGTGCCGCGCAACTGGACGACGGCGCTGCTCTTGATGCGTTTGCCGGGGACCGTGGTCGCGGCTACTTTACGTCCCATGCTTCTTCTCCTTTTTGCGTTTCGGGTTGGGGTTCTTGAGTATCTTGATGATATGGTCGGCGCGCATGACCCGAGTACGGGCGGCGCCGATCAGCTCTTGGATGGCTTCGCAGTTGTGGTTCTGGATCTGCTCGGGCTCCGACCATCGTAGGACGATGAAGCAGTGCGGGCAGGTCCAGTACGCGTGCGTCCCAGCGGTGCCGACCATGGCGCTACTCCGTGAGCGAGTCAAGGATTTGGTTGAGCTGGGCCTCCTTGTACGGCGACAGTTCCAGCAGCGTACCGGCCATCTCCTTTGCGGTGTCGCTGGTGGCGGCGCGCAGGCGCATCACCGCCTTGGCCGTACGCGTACCGTAGATGTAGCTGCCGCTGGACATTTGCTTGTAGACGCAGCACACGGTCTCGGCTTCCTGGATGCCGAACTTGCGCGCCCGCGTCGTGCGGGGTGGGATGTTGTTCTTGCGGCCGAAGTCCGATACACCGTCGTAGATGTACGCGACGACTTCCTTGTCCGGCACGAAGCCTATCTCGCCATTGACGCTTCCCATCTCGTATATCAAATGTGCGCCTTGCTGCGGCAGCTTGGGGCTGTGCTTCTCGCTACCAGTCATGTCGACGGCGCCGAACCCGAGGACTTCGTGCAGGTCGCACCACTTCCAGTAGAAGTAATCACCATACTGGACCACCTGCTTGCCTTGACGGCGGATGTCGAAGTACGTATGCCCGTCGCACATGAAATCGGCCAGCGCCTCCGGCTTCGGCCAGACGCTGCGCCATTGAGCCAATGCCTTCAGCCCCTGCTGGCCGCGGAAGTGCCTGCGCTCGGTGGCACGCTTCGCCGTCGGGTAGATTTTCTCGAGGTAGTCCCAGAAGCGCTTGCCCTGGTACTGACTGGCGTCAGCAGCGATGCCGAGATTGTAGTAGGAACACCACGCCACCGCAGCGCGGAGCCGCTGCGACCAGTCCAGCCCAGTATGCTGGAGTGCATAGTAGCCGGGGTCTGCATCCCACTCCTTGTAGATGCGCTCGGTGAACGTCGTCCAGTGGTCGAGTTCTTGCAGTGAGGGTTTTCTGTACGCCACGGTTATCTCCTAAAGAATAGGTACTTCAAGGTGACCTGTGTGAACATGCCTGAGACAACCCCTGCACAGAAGTGTTCCCAGATCGTACCTTCGTCTACAGCCATTGAGCGCAGCACTACATACCCTGGGATAGACAGAGCTATGAGCACTATCGAGCCTACGAGGTATTTCACGATTCTCCTTTCGTTGTTGGGTACAGCTATTGTACCGACCGCGTACTATGAACGACTAGCCTTCGGGGGATAGCTGTTCTTGGCGTGACCGCCATTCTTCACGCGGATGTACTTGCCCAGTTCGCACAGCGTGTTCTGAATGTCGTGCGCTTCCAGGCCCAGAGCGCGGAATACCTTGCCGACCTCTGGGTGCTTGCGTGCGATGAAGATCAGCGTCGGAAGGAACTGGAGGAATTGCCGCTCGGTCAGGTCGCTGCCGCGCCCAGCCATGTCATTTGGCGACGACAGGCCCAGCAGGTACTTCATGCCCCGGCTCGAACCCGGGCCGGGGGGCGCCCAGACCATGCGGTCGAGCCAGCAGTCATCATCGTCGGGGCGGAACACCCAACGCAGGTCCGCCACTACCTGCCCAGCCATGAAGCCGCCGATGCCGGGCAACGCATGCAGATGCTTGGCTGTCTTCTGCATGCTGCTGCTATCAAGATAGTGGAACGGTCTGGTCCGAACGCACTTGTCAATGGCTTTGAGTACTTGCTCGATCTTCGGCCCGCCCGAGGCGCCGTTGATGATGTACGCATTGGTGAAGACCGGCGTGCCAGACTCCTTGACTTCGTACATGCGCTTCAGCACGCGTTCGTATTTCCAACCGCTGAACGGGTTACCGCCGGTAATGTGTGCCAGCGTCTCGGTTCGGTTGATCATGCGCGCCATCAACGCCGCGGCCATCAACTGCGGCGCTGGCATCTCGTGTGCTATCGCCGGGTCCGGGTACCAGTTCTTCATCAGCCAGATGCTGACCTTGTCATCCATGCGCCGCACGTTGCACCAGCGGGTGCCGGCCAGGATTGGGTCTGGGCTAAACACCGTCCGAGTGGGGTCCTTGTTCGCGGCCTTACGCTTACGCATGGCTTCGCGCTCGATAATCCAGTACGCCCATTCAGCGATGCGCTCGGGGACGAAGGGGCCGGCGGTTCCGGGCGTGTCAGACATGGTTGCTCCTCTTAGTGCGTTGGTCGTAATACCGCTTGAACAGGTTGCTGATGCGCTGCTGTCGCGCACCGTGGCCTTCCAAGGCTTCGAGCACCACTTCGTCCACAGTGTCGCGGGCGAGGATGATGTAGTTGTAGACCTTCTTGCTCTGGCCGCTGCGGCGCAGCCGGCCGATGGTCTGGTCGTAGAACAGCCTCGAGAACGTGGCGCCGAACCACGCCAGCATGTGTCCACCCTTTTGCAGGTTGAGCCCATACTTGGAATTTGCCGGGTGCAGGACCAGCCCGGGTATCTTGCCGCGGTTCCACTGCTCGACTAGGGTCTCGATGTGCTTCTTGTCGAACTCCTTGAACTTCGGGAACGCGGCCAGCAGGCGCGGTATGTCGTGGCGGAACTGGTACGGCACCAGGATGGGCGCACCGTAGGTCTCGGCCACGATCTCGCGCAGGGCGTCCAGCTTGGCATCGTGCACTGGGCGCCATGACCGGGCGCCTGTCTCGATGTTTGTTGTGAAGATCGCGCCGTTGGCGATCTGGCGGCACTTGATCGACAGGCTGGCGGCGGTCTCGGCTACTGCTTCTTCGTCGCCGTCGAGCGCGAAGTTCTCGAACTGTAGAAACATCTCCTCTTCCATGCGGTTGTACAGTTCGCGGGCCTGCGGCGGCAGGTCCACCCATATCGGCACCGTGACCAGCTTGGGCACTTCTATCCAATCTTCGGCGGCGAGCCGCACCACGCGAGGGGACATGGCTCCGGCGATGACTTCTTCAGACCCGTCCTTGGGCTCGAACTTCTTGCCCATGTATCCAGTCTTGTAGAAGTGGTTTGCGCGAAAGTCGGTGAACTGCTGACCCAGGCTCGCGCCGAAGTCCGCCAAGTACATCTGCGGCCAGACCTGCAACATGCTGCGGGGCGTCGGCGTGCCGGTCATTACGTACCGACGCTTGAAGTGGCGCAAGCCTTTGCGCAGGGCGCGGAACCGCACGGCCCGTTGATCGGTGAACTCGGTCGACTCGTCCACCAGCAGCATGGTCCACGGCCAGGGCTTGCGGCCCAGCACCCCGGCCATCCACTTGAGGCCCTCGGGGTTGATCATGTGGATGTGGGCGGGCGCACGCAGCGCGGCCATCCGTTCGGCGGGCTTGCCGTGCACCAGCGAGAACTTCAGCTTGCGCGTGTGTTCCCACTCGCGGGCCTCTTGCCGCCACACTGCCTGGATGACGCGGATGGGCGCGACCAGCAGCACCGAGTCGATCTCGCCAGAGACAAGCATGTCGAGTATCGCAGTCAGCGCGATGATCGTTTTGCCCAACCCCATGTCGATGAAGAGCGCGCCATAGCGCCGCTTCTTCATGAAGCCGACTGCGCGGCGCTGATACCCGCGCAGTTCGAGCCTAGTCCGCATGGAGATGCTTCCTCGCGGCTTCGTAGTACGCCTCCATGGAGTCCTCGGCGTCCATGCCGGGCAGCAGGTTACTCTCGGGCACTTCGACAAACTGCTTGAGCGCCAGCGTAGTCATGACTATGCCGAGGCAGTAAATCTTCTTGGCGTACTGGGGGTGCTGGGCGTCAATGCAAAACTGCTTCATGGCCGCGTCGAAGTCGGCGGCTATTTGTTCTTCGCCGGCGCGAAGAGCTTTGTTCGTGGGCATCGTGGGTGTCGGGTAGGGGTTGTAGATTACCACCGGTAACCAGCATCCGGCGGCAAGGGGTGCCCATTGTAGCCAACTTTACAGTCAACGTAAAGTTGTGACCATCGGTGTGGGTGGCATGTTGTGAGGCCCGACCTTCACGACGTCATCAATGTACGCGTCGACCAGTTCGCGGGTATTCACTACACGCACGACGAACCCCATCTTCCGCAGGTTGGCATGGCACCGGAGTTGCAGCGGCTCGAAACGCCCACCCCGGGGGCGCTTGACTTCCAGCCAGTGGGTGCACCCTGGGAAGCCGAAAGAGTTTGTGTCGAACAGAGCGACGCGGTCCGGCCAGCCGCGCCAGCCTGGACCACCGATCTTCTTCACGACGACAAGCCGGTACGGGAAGGTGGTCCGCATCGCCTTGAGGCGCGTGACCAAGTGCTTCTCGATTACCGACTCGCGTACGTCTGCATCAGGCTGCTTCGGCACTTTCTTCCTCGACGGGCAGCAGCGCCGCCATGGCGTGTGTCTCGATTTCGCGGCGCAGGTTGCTGAACCGCTTGTACAGCCGGTCCATGATATGCGGGCGCGGACCTTCTTCGCGGTTCAGCTCGATGTGCATATATTGCCGGCACACCGTCAGGCTCGCTTCGTCGGCTTGCAGCCGCGCCAGTTCCGGGTGCAGCAGGAACCAGTTGCGACACGCGTGCGTCATGAACGCCAGTTGCGTCTTCTTGGGCGGCACCACTTCCAGCAGTGCGGTGAATTTCTGGTAATCACGCTTGTTCATGGCTCTCTCCTTACTTGCGGTACCTGGGGCCTTCCCAGCCTTCCGCGTTAACTGGGCAGTCTGTCGCCCACTTCGGTTTCTTACGCAGTATCTCTTCGAGTTCGTGCGCGCTACCGAAGTCTTCCGGCACCAGCGCAATCAACTCGTCGTGCACGGTGCCAACGATCTCGTACCCCTTGGCTTCGGCGTTGAAGCACGCGTTCACCATCAAGTCGCGAGCGATAGCCTGCACGATATTCTCTACTAGCTTGCCACCATAAGTCCCTTCCCTAACCCACTTGCCCTTGATCTCGCTACGGAAGGTCAGCTTGTTGACCATCTTCCGGTAGCGCAGCACCTTCTGGACCTCGGGGTACGGGTACCGCAACAGGCGCCCGCTGGGCAGCTTGATGCAGAGCCATATCCCGTCGACAAAGAATGCCAGTTGTTGCCAGTATACAGGCTTGGTAATAGACGCGCTAGTGGACACCGCACGAATGGCGCTTTCCTCTACACCGGCCCACATCTTCACGACCATGGGGTTCTCGTCGCGGTAGGTTCCGATACCGGCCTTGGCCTCTTCTTCAGTAACGACGATGCCGCGCTTCAAGCAGTTCGTGATGAAGCCTGCCCACCCAAGTTGGAAGCCGCTGCCCAGCCAGATGTCCTTGGCGAACTTGCGCTGTGGAGTAGATACTTCGTCTTCACTCTTCAGGTGGTACAGGCGCACCGCGAGACGCTTGTACATATCGGCGTTCTCATGGTACGCCTTGATGGCCCACATCTCGCGGGCCAGCCACACGACAACGCGAGCTTCAATGGCCGCGAAGTCCACCACGACAAACTTCATGCCGGGCGGGGCCTTGATGTACCCGCGCATGCCTTGCGCCAGAGCGTCGATGGGCCACTCATGGACGATCTCGATGGCGTCCGGGTCGCACAACATCAACAGGTCGAACAGCGCGTACAGCTGATCCGGTGTGTACTCACCACGCGTGAAGTTCTGCGGCTGTATGAGCCGGCCCGCCAGCCGGCCGGTGCTGGCCCCCCAGTAGAGGAAGGCGCCGCGCACCCGCCCGTCGATGCAGACGACCTGGAGTATCTTCTTCAGCTTCTTGGTCGAAGCCTTGCCCCCTTCGATGCGGAGCAGCAGCAGTTCCTTGGTCTTGGGGTCGAGCTCATGGCCGCGCAACGCTACAAGGTCCTTGATGGTCTTGGACTGCGTGTTCTCCATCTCGAGGCCGAGCGAGTTGAAGAACTCCAGCATCTTGTCGCGTTGCGTCGGCCGAATGCCGCCGGTAATCTGCTCGACCTTGGCGACGACACGCTTCTCGAGGACTTGCAGCACCTGGAAACCTGCCCGGACTGCGTCCATGTCGATGGGCAGGCCGCGCTGGTTCATCTTCTCGGTGTGACGGTAGACGCGCCACTCGTAGTCCGACAGGTCGGGCAGCACGGCATCTGCTTCGGCTTCAGTGTCTACGTCGGTGCCGCAGTAGTTGACGAAGCTGGCGAACTCCTCGGGCTTGTCGTCGGGGTAGATGCGCGTGGCGGGTATGTTCTTGGTGGGCTTGCGCGGCTTGCAGAAAATGTTGATGAGCCGGGTGCCCTCCTTGTCTTTGGTAATGCGCAGCCGCAGCGCGGGGCCGAGGTTCGCCAGCGCCCGGGGCATGCCAGCGGCGGCGGCTTTGGCCGCAGTGCAGCGCCAGCGGCGGGGCGCTACCTGGGGGGCGCCGTGGCGGGCGACCAGTACGTTCTGCCAGATGCACGCCTCGAACTGCGCATTGTGGGCGGTGAGCGTGCCCTCTGTTTCCTCGATGTACTGGCGCAGGTCTTCGGGCAGTTCGGGGCCGTCACGGTGGGGCAGCCATGTCCGGTTGGTTTTCTTGCCCGGCATGCGGTACTTCATGATCAGCACTTCGCATGACGGGTGTTCGCTGTACCGGTGCGCGCCGACTTGGCGGACATCCAGTTCGCAGTACGTTTCAAAGTCTAGATGCAGGGTTCGGTCCGACACGCAGCGCTCCAATTGAAAAAGGCCGGGTCTCCCCGGCCTTGCCCCTTCCCAACCCAGCAGGTTAGACCGGCGGAGTGTCGGGTACCAGATCGTCCACGGCTTGCACAGTCGCCGCGAGAGTGGTGGTGCGAGCCTGCACCGCCTCGAGAGCGGCGTCGATCTCGGGCGTGGTGTTGGCGGCAGCTTCCACGGCTGCGGCCAGGGTTGACACTTCGGACAGCAAGGCTTGCGTCTCGACGCCGATCTTGTTGACGCCAGCGTCGAGCGCAGTCAGTGCGGTGTCGATGCCCGTCAAGCGCTCGACCAGTTCAGCACGGTTCACGTTGAATGTCCTTTGCAATTCGTTGATGGGCGCGGCCACCGGTTGCAGTAGCCACGCACGGATGACTTCAGAGAGGGATGCCATTCGGGGTCTGGGCGCCGGCATTGTTGGGGCCGGCGCCCGGTGACCGCGTCAGACGGCGGCGCTGATGTAGACGATCTGGCCTTCGCGGCTCAGATCGATCTCGCCGGCATCGCGCATGGCGCGGGCGGTGCGGCGCACGCTGCGGATGTTGAAGCCGTTCGCTTCGGCAAAGTCACCGTAGCTGACAGCCTTCTTCACCTTCAGCAGTGCCTTGCGCAGCGCCGAGTCGGCGGCAGGCTTCTCGGCGGGCTCGGCCTTCGCAGCCGCCTTGGCCTTCTTGGCGGGCACAGCCGGGGTGGCGGGCGTGGCCTTCTTGGTGCCGCCCTTCTTCGGGGGCACAGCCGGGATGGCGGGCGTGGCCTTCTTGGTCTTCTTGGCGGGCGCAGCCGTGGTGTCTCCGTTGCCGTTGCCTTCCAGCATGGCGTCAACGTCGTTCTCGGCCGCAGCCTTGGTCTTCTTGGACATGGGTATCTCTCCTGTAGGAGTTGAGTTGTCGAAAATGGTGAAAGCGGGTTCGGTTGGGAGGTTAGATTTCGTCGTCGTCATCCCCCTCGTCTTCATCGTCACCGTCGATGGAGTCGAATTCTTCCTCGGCGTCGAGGCGTCCGGCGAGCTTCGGCCCGTCGCCAGTCTTCTGGCAGTTGTTCAGCAACAGCGTGACACCCTTGCTGCCGTCGGTGTCGTACGGCCAGACGCCGAACGACACGCGCATCTTGCAGCCGGCGTAGATCTCGCTCTCCTTCATGATGGGCTGGGCGCGACGGTCGACAATGCCGGGGGCGGTGTTCGACTTGAAGTTGATCATCACCGCGCCTTCCACATCGAAGGGTGCGCCGTATTCGTCATAGTCGCTGGCGAGGCGCCAGGGCATCGCGATCTTGCCGGACTTGATGCGCTCGCGGGTCTTGTCGACGCCGAACTTGGCTTCCGCGGCTTCGATGCACGCGAGCTTGAGGGCCTTCATCTCGGGGGACTTGGCCGCGTCCTTGTCGAACACCAGCAGCACTGAATACTGCGGGTCCTTGGCGGGCTTGCTCTTCGTCGCAGGGAAAGCAAACGGCTTGAACAGGTGGACGAACGTCGCCGTACCGATGGGCGACTGGAGCGACTTGCGCTCCTTCTTATCTGCCATGTGGTGCTCCTAGGGTTGGGGTGGTGAAGTGGTACTGTACCCACTTCCTAAACGACTCACAAGGAGTATTTTAGGAAGCACCCCGCCGTGCGTACCTGCCGTGCGAGGAAGCTTCGGGCGGCTGAGCCCCGCGCTGTTCTACGTTCGAACGAAAACGATTAACAAAGTTCCTGTCGCTCTACCGCTAAGCTAGCATCCCTTGGAACACCCAGACGGGCGCTGTGGAGGGACGCACAGGGATCGAACCTGTGTCTACAGGAAACATGGTTGTCGTAGTCAGTGCGCTTCACGATACCGATGTCAAGGCAAGTCAATAACGACAGGGTCAGTGACTATAGCGACAACGATAACGCAGCCTTGAACCTGTACTCCTTAGTCGTTGATGAACGGGGTCATCAGCAGTGCGACCAGCGGCTCGCTGACGTTGCCCTCGACCACGACGGTCTCGTTGGCGCGCATGCGCGCCTGCTTGAGTTCGACCAGCAACTTGTCCACCAGTGCGAGTGCCACGGCTTTCTGGTTCGTGGTGCACGCGCCTGAGCGAACGACAGTCGTGAAGATACCGACGACGTTGTCTTTGGTCACAGCCTGCACCTGGGCAGGGTGCTTGTCAGTGGGCGGCGCCATCACGACAGGCGTCATGACCTTCTCGGTCTTCGTATTCGTCTCGGGGTGCACCGCGACCCAGACATGGTTGCCCGAGGCGGGGTCTTTCACCCACGCCTTCGAACCGGCCAGTGTCGGCATCGTCTCGAACAGTTCGCGGATCTTGACCATGCGGGCCTCCAGGCCGAGCAACTGGTCCACCGGCATGTCGCGCAGCAGCACCTGCCCGTTCCACATCACGCTCGCCGTGGCGATGCGGTTCGTGGCGTTCTTCTGGTACTGCAAGTCCTCCGACTTGCCGAAGATGTCGAACGCGTATTGCAGCGTATCCACTACGGTCGTGGTCACCTGCTTTTCTTCGCTGGCCTGCTGCTCCAGCACCTTGTTCGCAGGCGTGTCTTCGATCATCGCCAGCGACTTGCTGTGGCCGAAGAAGAACTCCGACGGGCTCTTCAGCTTGTGGATGGTTTCGGTGTGCAGTTTGTTCCACGCGGCGACGCGCGTCTTTTCCGCGGCCAATACTTCGTGCAGCTTTGACATGGTAGGGTCTCGAGTTGGGTTGACGATAGCGGCCGGCTGGTTTACCGGCGCGCAAAGTGTACAACATCCTTGGACGGAAACGCAACGTCGCCTGGAGCTATTCTTCTACGGGTTCGAAGTCGGCGGCGGGGTCGTCGGCGTGCACCAGCTTGGCGGACGGTATGGTGTAGCGCACGAACGCGTCCAATGGGTTCGGCGCCTCGGGCTCACCACGCTTGCGGCGGGGCGCCGGCTTGCGGCGCTTGATCATCTTGGTCAGCTGGGCTGGGCTGAGCAGGCCCCGGGGCGAGAAGTCATCTTGCTTGAGGCCGAGCTTCTTGCAGTAGTCGATGACCTTCGACTCGTCGTCCCACTCGCGCATGCGCTTGGACCAGCCGAGCTTCCACCCGGGCAAGGCGTGGGGGTCGCGCTCGACCATCTTCAGGGCGTGGCCGCGAACAGCGTGCAAGTAGTCCTCGATGAACTTGGCTTTGCTCAACACTTCAAGGAACTCTTCGACCGACAGCAACTCGGGGTCAACTTCCTCGATGGCGCTGAACTCGACATGGGCTACGGCCATCACCTTGTTCTTGCGCGTGCGGCAGCGCGGCGATGCCTTGCACCAGCGGCAATGGTCACCGGCTACCCGGGGGGCATTCGGCAGCAGCGCGGCCCGAGCTGACGGGCGTACCGTGTCGCGTAGGAACTTGCGCAGCACGGCATCGGAGTACTCCCATTCATCGACGGGGCTGCGCTTGCCGGCTCGCGGCTGGATGATGACCGAGCGGTACTTCTTGAACTTGCCGAACAGTGCGCGGGCGCCTGCGGTGTAGAGCATGATCTGCGGGTTTTCCTTGGCCGCAACCTTGTTCACGCCGTTTTTGTAGTCGATGGAAGTGCACAGCGACATGTCTCGGTGCGCGATGATGACGTCACTGGTGCCGTTGCACAGATCGTTGTCGCGGGCCTGGTCTTCGTCGTCGTCGCCGGTGATGCCAATTTCGGCGCCGATCAGCACTCGCGTCTCGGGCAGTATGATCAGGTTCTCTTCACCGTAGGAGTCGATGTACTCCTGCACGTAGTCGAGCGCAACCTGCACCCAGTCACACATGTCCTCGTCTACGGCGGGGTGGTCGTCGCCGGCCAGATGCGAACCAATCAGGGCCTGCGGTTCACACCCGACGGTCAGGCAGGTCTCGAGCAACGCATGCGCTGCCGTGCCGAGCCGGCTATCCGGATTGGAATCATCCAGAGACGGGTCGAACACTTCCACCTGGGCTTGGATGCTGCCGGGGCAGGCTATCCAGCGGTCGCTGCTGCTGGGCGCCAGCTTGGCATGCGCCTCTGGGTTCTCGCGGTCAAGGACTTTTGTCACTTCATCTCCAGTTTCTCGAGTCGCAGGGCTTCGCGGGCGGCGTCCCAGGCTTCGGCCTTCAGCCGAAAGTACGCGTCATAGTCAGTACCGTGGCCTCTTTCGTCCAGGCTCTTCAGTCGGTATTTCATGTCCTTGGCTTCGACCAGTTTGCGCAGTGCGGCGCGCAAGGCGGCGTTCTGGTCGAGCAGTTCTGCAATCCAGCGCCGCTGGATGCGCCACTCGGCATCGTAGTCACGCGGGGCTGGCGCAGGCGCGATGGGGCGGGGCGGCGTCCACTCGGGGTTCATGGTAGGGTTAGATCCAAAAAAGGTGAGGGGTGACGAAAAAAGAAAATGCCCGGTTTTTGGCCGGGCATTCAGTACTCCCATGCCGGGTTGCGGCAAGGCTAGTGTCAGACGTCTTCGTCTTCTTCCTCTTCTTCGCCGGCTTCGGCAGCCTTCTCGAGCGCGGCGGTGCACGCCTTGACAACGGCGGCATAGTCCGACTCATCCAGGTCGGCCGACTTGGCAGCGCCGTACTTCTTCAGGATGTTGAGCACAGCCTTCTTGCCCAGCGACGCGTTGGTCATCACGGCGGTCAGCTGTTCCTTGACGTCGTCGATGGTGACTTCCTTGCCCTTCGCCTTGCCCTTCGCGGGGGTCTTGGCTGCGGGCTTCGCGGGGGTCTTGGCTGCGGCCTTGCCCTTCACCGGCGCCTTGGCCGGCGGGAGTTCGTCCTCGTCTTCGTCGGTGTCGTCGTCGCCGTCGTCGTCGGCGTCCCCATCCACGTCGTCATCGTCATCGGGTGCTGGCCGCGATTTCTTCCCCGCAGCAGGTACGCGTCCAGCCTTGGCCGCTTTGCCGGGTTTGGAAACTTTGCCAGTATCTTCATCATCAGCGTCACTTCCGCTTTTCGAGGCTTCCAATTCGAGCGCCTCCTTGAGCTCTTCGAGACCCGAGATGACCGCGTCCAGGGCTTTGATGGTTTTTGCTTTCAACTGTTTACTCCGTTGGGTTTGCCGGGGTGTGTGGGGCTGGGCGCGGCCCCCGGGTGAACCGCGCCCAGTGTTCGAGGGGTGCACTGTGCCACGCTGCGCTGGGAAGCGCAATCACGCGCGGCCGCGCCCCTCGTCGTCAGGTCGCGTTCACGCGCCAAGTGTCCGTGGCGATCTTGTGCAGACGCGCCATTTCGTACTGCGCGCTGATCGCCAGGGCTTTTGCGGCCGGCTTCTGCAAGGTGACACCGGCACCCGCAATGGTCGTGATACCAGTGCCTTTCATGCACACCCAGATGATCGTGCCGATCTCGAAAGGTTCGTTCGCGTTCGTCGGGATGTTGAGCGTGTTGGCCGCAGCGTTGCTCATGTCGACCTGCTTGCCGGCATCGGTCAGAACCAGTGTGTAGCTGGTACCGGTCTGTGCGTTGATCGGCAACGAGACCAAGTTCATTGCGCTGTCGCCCGCGATGAATGCGTTGTCGAGTTGCGTGATGTCGAGGGCCACCGCCCCGTCACCGGAACCAGCGGTCTTGCGCGTGCGCAGAACCGAGTTGGCAAGGTTCAAGTCCAGCGTTGCGGTGGCGCGGTCTGGCAGCAGCACCCAGGCGCCCGAGTCGATCTTGTATTCGACGTCATACTCGCCAGTGTTGATCAGAGCGACACTGGTCGAATCGGTTGAGTCGCTGATCACGGCGCCTGCACCGCCAGCAGCGGAAGTCACAGCAGCAGTAATGCGGGCGACAGATGTCGTTGCATGGAGAGGAGTCTTCGGCACGATACGTTCCTTTACGAGAGGTTGCGGAAAAGGGGCGCGGGCATTGTACGTCGCAGACCCCCTGCAGGACTATTCGCCGGTAGGCACCGCATACCGGAACACGTACGTCGTCATCGGCATGTGCCCGCGCTCGGCTGTCATGCCACGAAGCAGCACGTAATACCCGGGCCAGCGTTTCACTTGGTGCAGCGACACTCCAAGCACGACACTGGCAGCGATTGGGCGCATGATGTCGACCCCCACATCGGCCAGGATGTCGGACAGCCGGTGCTGCGGGCTGAGGTCTTCTCGAGCATCGAGCTCCCCGATAAAGATGAACTTGGCGGACTTGCCGAGGACGTCATCTACTTCGCGCCAAAGGTCCAAGTAGTGGATCGGGTGGGTGGAATACTTCTTGTACGAGTCGGCATCCGCCATGAACCATGCGTCGAGCATGTGCAGCGGCTTCATGTCGTTGCCGAGGCGGGCAAAGCGCACGCCGGGTGATGCTGTTTCAACCATAGGGTTCTCCTGGTTAGGGGTAGGGTCAGAGGTCGGTAACGTCGAACACGTGAAAGACCAAGGCGTCGTGCGCTACCAGATACGAGTCGATGTAGACGCCCGGGTTGTCTGGCACCGGGGCGCCGGTGCCGTAGGTGGCAAGAATGCGCGGAACGGAATGCGCCGATGGGTCACACAGCGCCCAGAGGCGTGGGTAGTCACCTTGGACTTGGACCCGTAGCAAGCGGGCGCCCATGGGGATGTGCAGCGTCTGCCGGTCGGTCATGCCGAGGGTCCACTTCCAGATAACCATCACTACATTCCTTTTGGTATGTGGTTCAGAGCGGCGTCTGCACGCCGGCCGTTGTCGAGCGAGAGCACCGCGACCGATGCCAGCAGCGCATGATACTGGTTGGCACTGGCGCTGTTCTTGGCGAAGGCGCGGGCTTCGTCCGCGTACCACTCAAGCGCCGTACGCAAGACGGCGATGTGGTGGTCTTTGGCGGCGCAGGCTGCGGCCATCAGGGCTTGGGTCTGCTCGGCGGTAAAGGTCGCCGGTTGATTGGGTGTAGTCACAACAGTCCTATACAAAGTGCGACGCCGGTGAGTACCCCGGCGCTGAAGATGGCGAACACGCACACCATGAGGTACCCCAGCGTGGATCCGTCGCTGGGCTGGGCTTCTTCTGGCGGGCGGTAGTGCATGGCAGGGGCACCAGGAAAAACGGCCCCTCGATGGGGGCCGCTGGCGGGGCTATCGGGCCGCTAGGCTGTCGGGGCCTTGCGGCTGCGCTTGGGGGCGCTGGCGGGCTCGCTGGGGGCCTTGCCGGCGGGCTTCGCCCTGCCCCGGGCGGGCTTGGCAGCGGGGGCCGGCTCGGCGCTGGCCGCAGGGGCGGCGGCGCCCTTCTTGCTGCTGGCGCTGGCCTTGGCAAGCACCGAAGTCACGTCTGCGAGCGCGGCCTTGCCCGCGTCGGCCTGCGCGTTGAGCAGCGGCCATTCCACCCTGCCCTGGTTCACGCAGGCTTCGACGGCGGGGCGCAGCATCGACCATGCGAACTTGACGAAGTCCACACGCTCGGGCTCGGTCAGCGCCTTGAAGTGCTTGGCGGCAGCGCTGGCGGGCGTCTCGCGGCTCTTGTGGTCGTGGCCGATCCGGCCAGCAGGCAGGTTGCCTTTGTCACCCTTGGGGGTCGGGATGCGCGGGCTGGGCGTGTCGTCGTCCAGCAGGTCGTCGATGTCCGCGCCACCGAGCAGATCGTCGACATTCCCGTCGAAGTCGCTATCCTCGTCGTCGTCGCTTTCGTCCTCGGGGTCAGCTCGCGTGGTGTCGTCCGGCTTGGTGGCGGGCTTGCGAGCGTTGATGTCGATGATGCCGCAGTCGACCAGCATCGTCTGCAGCATGGCAGTGGTGATGTCCGCGTTCGTGTTCAACGAGGAGACGCACCGGGCGGCGTCGGAGTTCGAGTCGGCTGCCCGCAGCAACTGGACGATCTCGTTGAGGCGCTGCAACGAGCAGCACGATGACTTGGCGATTGCCTTTTGCGTGATGCCGGTCGTGCCCTCGCCCGACACGTGGAGGAAGTACTTGGCTCCGAACAGTGCCTTCTGCACGCTGCTCAGCTTGCGGCGTATGGCGTTGGCGCCGAACGCGACGGCAGCGGGATTGGTGCCCTTGTACTCCTTGTACTTGGGGGTCAGGCCCATTTGCAGGCACCCCATGTACCGTTCCCAGCCATCGAGGACCATGCCTTCGTAGGTGATGATCTCTTGGTGCTGGCCGTTCGCGGCCATGTCCGTCGCCAGTGCCAACCGCTCTTCTTCGCTGGTGGGCAGCGAGAACTTCTCGCTCAACGGGTGCCGTTGCAGCTTGGCGATTGTGGGGGCGGCGGCAGCGGCTACGCTGACGGGCTTCTTGGCTTTTGCCATTTTTGAAAGCTCCTTGGGTTGGTCGCCAGACAAGCACCACGCCTGCTGGCGGGGCCAGTATACAGCATGTGTGCACGTGACCCCCCTAGGGGTAAACCCTAGTGCCCGATTACCGGTGGTAATCTGGCTCTTCGACCGGGTTTACCCTGTGGACAACCAAAACCAGTCCGCTAGTGCCGCTCCTCGACCTTGTACTCATGCGTGGGATTTATGCTGCTGAACGTAGCCACGGCTTGCGCTGCGTCTTGGCAGAAACGGTACGGGCAGACATCCTCCCATTCTGTCCACACAGTCTTCGAGGAAAAGTGGTGACCGTCGTAGC